ATACTCAAGATTGATAATGAAGAATGAATCTGATTTACAAGGCATCTTCAAGCTATGCAAATCAACCTTTGACGAGGAATAATGAGCACCAACGACACGCCACGCACAGATGCCTGCCCTCATTGCGGATGCCCACTAGCTAATTGTGAAGTGGAATATATGTCTTGCTTTCCGTGTATGAGTAAAAATAAATCGGCCCAGAAAAATCCTCGTACCAATTCAATATGGCATAATTGGTGGCCCACTAGGTCAGCCGAGGTCGAGCATATCAAGAAACTCCTCAAAGACATCCCAACGGTGCATATCAACACGCTCCGAGGAAACATAGCCACTCTCTCATGGGATGCGTATGAGCATATCATCGGCCCTCACCCGTGCAGGGAACGAGCCGAGAAAGCAGAGGCCGAGGTTGAGAGGCTGAAAGCTAAACTATCCAGAACCATAGAAATTGCGGATGAGTTTTGGAAAAATCAAAAGCAAGCAGTTCTTGTTTATCATCAAGAATTGGCCGACGAACTCGACCAAATCAAAAAGAGAATTTGTGGAGATTAACCCAATTATTCACCGCATTATACCCAAACAAATTGATCGCCAATAATTAACAGATTGGTTAATTATACCTGATTGGGTTTACAAAACCTTGCCATTTGTGAAAGGTTATGTAGAGTTTGTAAAACTCCGCTTTAATTAAAACGCACTCTACAATAGGTTGCAGTAGAGTACAATTTATGTGTAATTTTTGATGATGGATATAAAAATGCCTCAACACATTGAACAAGTCGTAATTAAAAAACTTGTTCCATATGCTCGTAATAGTAGAACGCATAGTGATCTACAGATCAGTCAGATAGCAGCATCAATTCAGGAGTTTGGATTTACCAACCCAGTATTGATTACTAATGAGTGTGATATCATTGCTGGCCACGGAAGGGTACTAGCGGCCAAGAAGCTAGGATTTGATACCGTTCCATGCATTAAGTTGGATCATCTTACCGAGACTCAACGCAAAGCATATGTGATTGCAGACAATCAACTAGCGCTCAATGCCGGATGGGACTTTGATGTTTTAGCAGTAGAAATTGATGAGCTTAATGATGCCAAATACGATATTTCATTGCTGTCATTCACTAATGAACAATTGGCAGATATGATCGGTTCTGCTGAAGAACCTCCTGAAATTGAGCCAGAAAAGCCAAAAAAGGATTCAGAAACCGTGATATGTCCTAAGTGTCATCATAAATTCGTTAACTAATTTTTAACTTGATACCCATGCGTAAATAAAGCATAACCAAACATTGTGGCTAAACCAATTAACGGCATGATCCCTCCCGGAGGGTGGCATTACTTCCAAGGAGATGTTCGCTTGGACTCATGGTCCTTGCCTGAATTGTATAAGGTAGTTCAAAACTACCGAGCAGAGAATGCACTCCCTTCCGGGGATGTTGAAGGAGATGTTAATGAACAGATTTGTGGTAGGCATCCTCACTATTGCCACGGCGTTGATAATCTGACGATCAATGTAGTCAGCATTAATCCATCAACGGCAGTTGAGGAACTCATGAATGACATTCAGACATGGGCTAAAAATCTTTTGGGAAGTAATAAACCTTATAGTTTGGTTGATGACGCTGAAGCTGCTCGTCGTGCTAGGATCTGTTTGCATTGTCCAAAGAATGCCAACTGGCGTGGAGGATGTGGTCCATGTATCAATAGTACTGACCGTCTTTGTGCAAGCGTTAGGCAGGCTAGGGATATAGCTGATACTCCAATCCTTGGAGGATGCCATATACTTCGTCACGACAATCGATCTGCCGTATTCCTAGAGAAAGATTTGTTTAACGCTAAAGCTGAACTTCCAAGCGAGTGCTGGATCAAGTAATTTATTATGGCCGCTGATATCAAACCATTACCTCCAAAGATCACGGATCAGTTTGTTCACAAGTCTCCAAAGATTGTAGATCCACACGATCGTCCAAGGGTTTTGGATCTCAAGGTTGAGCAGGCAACAACTTCTACTAATGATACTGTTGATCCTCAGACGCTGAAGGTTCGCCGAATGTTTGTGGATGCTCGTCAGGCACACTCTGCCTATCGTCGCCTCAAACAACAGAACGTGGAGCGTAATCGTAAGAATCAATTGATTCAAAAGAAGCTCAACAATGAGCCTCCATATAGCCTCAAGAAGTTAGAGAGCATGGGTCAGAACTGGAGGAGCAATCGCCCTACAGGATTTATCTCAACAATGATTAGTCGTATTCAGCCTCCATTCCGCGAGGTCATTGACACTGCTCCGACTCTTACATTTTCAAAGTACCCATCCGAGAGTGCTGATTCTGAAAACAAGACAAAGGTCTTTCGTGAAGAGGTCACAAAGTGTATCCGCGGATGGAAGGGTCATGATGATCTTCTAGCCCAAACTACTCACGAGAATACTACATTTGGGTTCTGCGGATGGGTATGGGATGATATGCGTGATTGGAAGCCAGAATTCCTTCGCCAAGATTATACCTTCTTCTCCATTGAGACTCCTCATGATGTCAACGCAACGCCAATTTGGGCACGTAAGCGTAGGTATCAGATTGCTGAGCTTCTCCCTATCCTTGAAAGACCAGAGATCTCAATGCTTGCAGGATGGAATATCAATAACCTTGTCAAAGCAATCAACAATGCCATCCCTGCAGGACGGACACTTGATGCTGATGATGATGCTCGTAGGTATGAGGATTGGATTCGTGAAGGATCCTATGGAGCTTCTTATGAGAATGATGCCAAGTATGTAGAGCTTGGTGAGCTTTGTGTAAGGGAACCTCATGGCAAAATCAGTAGGTTTGTCTTTGATGACAAGTCTGGCGATGAGATCTGCACTCAATTGGATCGTTACAACAAGATGACGGATTGCATCAACCTATTCTCAGTTGAGATAGGATCCGGCAATCTCATGTCATCCCGCGGCGCTGGTCGTGACTTGTACAATACTCACGTTGCCATTGAGAAAGCTCGCAACCTAGTCATTGATAATACCTACATCAAGGGATTACTGATGCTAAAGAAGGGTCCTAATGCTCGTACTGACTCTGCTCCATTGTCCGTAGCGCATCCAATTGCTTATGTCTCTGAAGGCTATGAGGTAATTCCTCAACAGATGCCAGCTGATGTGGATGATTTCCTCAAACTTGATCAGTTTATTTCTGGCCTGGCCGAGATTCAGGTAGGAACATTCTTGCCCGGACAAGTTACAGACTCAAACCAAGGTCAAAAAAGAACTGCATCTGAAGTAAATCGTGTTGCAGCCATTGAAAACCAACTCCGTCAGGGAATTCTGATGCGTTGGAGCAAGCAATACACGGCAGGAATTGAGCGTATGCAGCGTGGAATTTGCCATCCAGAGCATATCAAGGCTGCTGGATCCATCTATTCCATGCTTCAAGTTGTCAGACTCAAGGAACCTAATGCAATTTGGGCAAGGCGAGAGGTCGTAGACGCATTTGATCAGTCTGGAATTGAACTTCCGGGATTCCTTGTTCCATTTGAAGTGCATGAACATCTTGATGAGGACGCAATTCATTGCTGTCTGACCATGATGGAGCGAAACCTTCCTCCTGCAGACATTTTACTCATGGCATTCTCTCCTGCTTCTGAGCTTCTGCCGGACACAACGTCTGCTGATAGCCAAATCTTTGACATGGTGGTTCAGCGTTATGCCGGAAACCCAAATATTAACCAAGATGAGCTTACCAAGATGGATATTTCATCAAAGGTAGGTGAAGCAAAGGCAAATCAGCTTGTTCTTCCAAAGGATCAAGTTGAAGCCAATGCTATTGAGGCAACACGTCAGCAGATTATTGAGCTTCAATCAATCATGGCAGGTCAGGATGTGCCTACCTCTCCTAGAGACAATGACATGATTCATTTGCAGACAATGGCACAGAAGCTCTTGCCAGTAATTGAGAATGCTCCTCAAGGATCGTTGCCACCAGAGATGGTTCAACCTTTGTCTAAAGCGCTTCAACACTTTGGAAGTCATATTGGCCAGGCCCATCAAAAGGGTGGAGACAAGAAAATGCTTTCTCAGTATGAGCAGGCAGCAAAGAAAGCAGTAGCTCATTTGACTGCAGGCCATGAAAAGTCTCCTATGCCAGATATGTTCCCAGCGGCAGCCCATCATGGTGGAGGTCACCCTCCTTCAACTGGCAGAATCAACCAATCTCAAATCAAAGCAGTAGGAAAAATTGAGGGAGAGATGGCGCCTAGTCAAACCGGCCATGTCCAAAGTGTTTCTACTCCTCCACGACCAGTAACAGCAGCGTAACAACTAACCAACTAAAACTATGGGCGGCCTTGCAACAACTCCTCCACAAAACAACGGATTACAAGTCAAAGGTATGATTGGACCTGATGGTGTTCAACAAGATGTAAACATTGCCTCTACGATTCCAAACATGACTGACAATGTTGGAGGTTCACTACCTTATGAGCATCTAGAAAAGATGGAAACGGCACAAAAACTCCCTCACATGGAGAGCAATTTTAAGCCCATGCCATATGCAAAATTGGAATCAACTAACCCAAGAATGACTGCTCAACAACAAGCATACCAAAAGCAATTTGCAAAAGAAGACGCTCCATCTGCTGCATATGCGGCCGGCTTGAAGCGTCATCAAGAAATGGTTCAACCTGTAACTGCTGATGTATATCAGAAAACTTGGTCACAAGGTAATTATGGAACTATGAACGATCAGGGCGGTGGATCAACCAACAACTATGGTCGTGAGTTCTCAAAACCCGCCTCCCAAGAAGATGTCATTGAAATGGAAATCAGAAAGGCTGAACAACAATACCAATAAAATATGGCTTGGAATCCAAGTGATGCGGTGATGTTTAGAGAATATCTAAACAATAATAGACATAACCTAATTTCTCACTTGATGGAACTCACTCCATCTGTAGAAATAACCAATAATGCAAAGGTAGAAGGAGTTGCACTCCAAGGAGCTTTCAAAGAAGGCTACCAATCTGCCATTGCACTTATTCAACAACTATCAATACCACCAAATAGACAAGACGATGCCACTGCTGGTGGTTTCGCATCAATGTAATTTATGGAAAACACAAACACAGTACCTGAGTCAACGGCAGCCAATAATACATTCGGCGCTCCATCACTTGATGCAGATCAAGTATCGGCATCCACATTAGATCATCTTGATCAGATGTTGGACGCGGCAGAAGCAGAAGTAACTCATGTTGCTCCTGCATCACGAGTAGATCAGCAGACATTAGATTCATTGAATAGGATTACTGAAGCAAACCCTAATCCTATTAATCAGATTGAACCTGAACCTGTCGCTCCTAAACTCGTAGCTCCTGAACCAATTGCTGATCCAACTCCTGAACCTCAAGTTGATCTTAGTATTGATCCAGATATTGCTTCAATTAATCCACCTCAAAATATATCTGAAGCAAACCAAAACAATTGGAAGGCACTTCAGCAAAAGGCATCTGAATACAAGCAGCAAGCTGAACAAGCTGAAGTCCTCCGGCAGCAGCTAGAGCAATTAAAAAATGAATCGCAAACTAAAGTCATCCCTGAAGATTATGAGGAACTCAAGCAGTTCCGGGCAATCTTTGACACGCAAAACGATCCCAACTTCAAAAGCAAATACGATGCTCCTATCTCAACTGCCACGGAGAGCATCTATTCAATTTTACGAAAGAATGGCGCTCCTGATGAAGTCATCAAATCAATTGAAGAGGCAGGAGGTCCTGACAAAGTAAACCAAAATTGGTGGAAAACGCAGGCACTTGATAGACTCCCATTCACGGACGCAGAAAAGATCAAGCAGAACCTTGTTGCCATGTCAGATCTCAAAGAAGGTCGTGATAAAGAAATAAATGAGATGGCATCCAAACGCCCTGAGTACCTTGAAAAGCAGAAGACAGAACTAGTTGATAAGTTCTATAGCAATCACAAGGAGATGGAACAATATGCATCAGAGATTGCCAAAGACATTCCTTGGGCTTCCTACAAACGCATTGATGACTCCATGTCTCAACAAGAAAAGGTTGAGGCTGCCAAACATAACAATGCCGTAAGCGTTCTTCAGGAAAGGTTTACTGCTGCATTGTATCCAACAACTCCAAAGACACGAGCAGAAGTTGCTGCTGCCGCGGTCGCCAGTCATGTTCTTTCTGAACAACTACGATTGGAGCAGACAAGCAAAGCACAAATTCAAGCTGAACTTCAAAGGCTAACCAATGAAAACAATGCCTTGAAGAACGCTGGAAGAATTCCAAAAGCAAACCCAACTCCTCAAAATACATCTAGACCATACAATCAGGGAGATCGCATCAAAATGAATGCATCTGACGCTATTGACCTTGGTTTGGATGAAGCGTTGGGAATGTAATTTGTGGACGAACTAGCAATCGCATCTCTCAAGATCTCTGCACTTGAGAAGAAGACACTTGCAGCAGGAGCATCGGTCAATCCTTTTAGCACGGCACCATTGCCAATGTTGAGAGGAGGGAAACCAGTACACCCATCAAATAGATACCCACAACCACAACCTCAAATGCCTGAACCAATAGTGCCAGATCCAATTTTGCCACAACCAATCACTCAAACCGTGCAACCTATGGACATTGTGCAAGAAGTTGTACAAGACAAGCCAAAGAAGAAACCCGGAAAGCAGGCAAAAGAGCAAGTTAAGAACCCTATTGTGGAATCTAGAACTGCAGAGGGACTCCCATCCTATCGTTGTGAATTTGAAGGAAGGGATATTTTTGTGGCCTGGCCTTGGTACAAGTTCACAAACCCAGTTACCGCGGCAGTTAATGTGGCAATGGCACTTGACTTTGGCCGTGACAAGATTCGTTTTGATATGTCAATAGGTGATGCAAAGATTGAGCATTCTCGTAACCGACTAGCTCATAAGTTCCTTGAGACTGATGCTCGATGGATGCTGATGATTGATGATGATATCATCCCATCAATAGGTCGCCCTGCTTGGTTCAAGAATTGGGTTGCCGGAGCTAGGAATGTCAATGATGCTCCCTTGCAGAGGCACGTTCTACACAGGCTCATGGGCGCAGGAAAGACGCTTGTAGCAGGAGCTTACTTTGGCCGGCAAGAAGGAGGTCTATTAATGTGCGCCAATACAGCTTTGGCTACGCAAGCAAAATCATATGAAGATCGCGTAGTAGAAGTGGATTGGGTTGGCACTGGATGTATGCTAATCCATCGCCGAGTATTTGAAGACATTCGTGCAAAGTTCGGTGATTCTCTAAAAATAAATGTGCCGGACTATGACTATGATTACTTCCGACCATTTGATAGCGCCCGCGGAGAGGATGTTTCATTCTGTATCCGGGCAAAAGAAGCCGGCCATCAACCTCATATTGACCTTGGCATCCCTGTATTCCATGTAGGATTCAAAACATACTAAAATGAAAACAATATACTCATATTATCAATCATTCCCAAATGCTGACCAAAAAGAAGATTTTGCATGTTCAAATCTTTGGAAGGGATCATGGGAAAGGCACGGATGGAATGCCGTGATGCTGAACAAATCCCATGCTGCCACTAATCGTTTGTATCCTCGTTTGATGCAAAAGCTGATCAAGAGCTGCCTGCATGATCAAGAGTGTGCTAGGTACATCCGTTGGTGTGCATTATATGCAATTGGAGGAGGATGGATGTGCGATTACGATATTGCCAACCTTGGTTTTAGCCCAGAAGACGCTGACAAAGTTGAAAGTCAGTCTGACTTGAGCATTGTCAAAGGTGAGAATAGCTACTTGTTTTACGCTACAAAGGGCCAGGCCGAAGAAGTCATCAAGACTTTTACTGATAGGGATCTCAAGAATGGATTAAACCATAAATTAGAAAGCGAGATTCTTCCTAATGCCGGAGATCTAAAAGATATACTTTCAAAGGTATTCCATGCTGAATATGGGCAGGAATTGCCTCGCTCAAAGCAAATGGAGGAGTCTCTTACTTCTTAAAATATGTATGATCCTTTTACAAAAAGCATAAATGTTGTCCACACAGGACATATAGGAGATATCATTGCTTTTATTCCTGTATTTAGGATTATTAAAGGTACAAAATTGATTATAAAAGATGCTCCATACATGGAGCCAATGAGTGGCTTTAAGTATGATACAATAAAACCATTGCTAGAGAGTCAAGGAATTGAAGTGGCATTTAATGATAATTCCCATGTTGTAAATTATGATATGTCTGGATGGAGGGAGTGTTACAAAGATGATATTTCGCTAACAGATGCACAAGCCAGATACGCAAATGTAGTAAATAGATACAATGGTCATCTTGAAATAAATGAACCTTGGTTAAAAGTAGATAGTGATCCAAATACTAGCGGAAGGATAATATTTAACCGAACTCCTAGATATAGAAGTCCATATTTTTCTTGGGACAAAGTATACAAACACTTTGGGAAAAAAGCATTATTTATTGGAACAGAAAATGAATACAAAGAATTTTGTGATTTATTTGGAAACATTGAATACTACAAAACAGAAAGCTGTTTGGATGTAGCCAAAGCTATTCAAGGATCCGAATTCTTTGTTGGAAACCAATCAAGTTCTTTTTGGATAGCAGCTGGGCTTCGTAAACCATTACTGCAAGAAACTTGTGCGGTGCCAAATAGTATTATTAATTATGATGGCGCACATTATACAATTAATTGTGATGCTGACCTATCCGTAATATGAAAACACTTCTTTTTTGCACATCATATGCAGATTCAGACGATGCATGGAATGGACGCTATAAATCTTGGTATGATTATTATGTATCAGGAAAAGTAAAATATGATAAAATACTGATGTTTGATGATGGAAGTCCATTAATGCCATCATTCTGCTCATCACAAACAATTCATACTTTTGATACGCATTTAGGGAAACGTAATATCATAGATTACGATGGTTGGTATAGGAGTTTTGGAACTGCAATAAAATATGCCCAAAATAATGATTTTGATAAAATAGTCCATTGCGAAGCAGATGCATACCTTCTTACTGATAAAATTATAGACTTTGTAAACTCACTTGTGGCTGGATGGCATTGTTTTTGGTGTCCAAAACACAATATGCACGAATCAGCATTGCAAGTAATATGTAAAGATCAAATTCAATCATGCATTAATTTCACTAGCGAACCATACGACAAGTACAGGAATCAACCAATAGACTGCTTGTTCCCATACACGCATATTCACAAACAATTCACAGGAGACAGATACGGAGAATACGGAGGAGATTTTATACCAAATGGTTCTGATTATTCGTGCCAGACAAGTAGCAACATGATAAACAAATTCCAAAATGAACATTGAAGTAATGCTATCTATTACTGGCAATAGAGAAGCATCTTTCCGACAAATGGTTGAATTCCTTAATGGAATTAAAAACCCAATTATTGTTGAAACAGGATGCGCGAGGGTAGAAAACAATTTTGAAGGAGATGGTATGTCTACTTTGATTTTTGATGCTTATGTTGAAACAAATGGAGGAAATCTTTATTCAGTAGACATCAGCGAAGACTCTGTTGGTTTTGCCAAATCCAAAATTACTAGTGAAAAAACACAAATTGCTTGTGAAGATAGCGTTGGATTCCTTCACAAATTTGACCAACCAATTGATCTTCTATATCTGGACAGCTACGATTTAGATCCGACAAATCCTCATCCCTCATCAATGCACCACATTTATGAATTGCTTGCGGTTTCTAAATGCTTAAAAAAAGGAACAATGGTTGTTGTGGATGACAATTTGAACGATGAAATCGGAAAGGGAAAATACATTGCTGACTACTTTGTTAAAATTGGAGTTCCAATGATATATTCAGGTTATCAACAAATATGGAAAATATAGTTGACTGATTTTTAGATTTAGATTAAAAGCATATCAACTTCGGCAGGTTCCCTCCGCATGGGAATGGCTTGGTGAAAGCCACAAACATTCACTAATCAGGCCGCAAACAATAGCTCCAGCGTGCCGGGAGTGACAAAAACCCAAATCTCGTATCGTGACTGCACGCAGTCGCCGTACATCCTTTGTGTTGTCACCTCCTAGATTGGTTGTGATGGCATAGAGTTAACCTCACAACAAAATTATGGCAGTTTCTACTCCAGCGTCTTATGACGGATTGGCGGGATCCGCGGTTGGCACTTCAGGAGCAGCAAACAATATTGCTGCAGGAAGTCCCGGAACAAGTGGTTCTCCCGGACCTTATACCTTCGGTACTAGCTTTGGTGGCAACACTAGCGCCGGATCCGCTAACAATTGTATCAACGTAGCCGCAGTTCAGAACTTCGCTTCCAAGGATGTTAACCGCATCATTGGTCAGATTGCTAAGGTCCTGGCCCGCAAATCACCCTTCATCAACTCCATTGATGGTGGTACGCTTCCCAATGTCTCTGACGTTGTGCGTTCCGTCGTTGAGGAAATGGCCGTGCCTAACGCATCACTTGCTGCTCCTGCATTCGTTGCAGACATCAACCTTTGCGGCGTTGGCGCGACTCCTGATCAGGTTGGCTCAACTGAGTATCAGTTCCAACTTGCTACCCTTCGTGGTGCAGGTCCTCGCGTTTGCGTCAAGCAAGCTCGTGCCGCATTCAAGGGCAGCTACCTTCAGGCTCAAGTTTCCCTTGAGAAGACCATCCTGCAGCTCATCAATGCTGATATCCGTTATCAATACCTGATCCAATCCGGCATCAAGTATGTGGTTAACAGCACCCAAAGCTTCACGAGCAACCTCACGGGTGACATGCAGCAGATCAATACTCTGTTTGCAAACATCCTTCCTGACTCGGCTATGAACTTCAAAACCCTGTATCGCATCGGTACTTTCCTCCGCGAGGAAATGCTTGCCGAGCCTTTTGCGAGCAAGGATGGCGAGTTCTTCCAAGTTCTTGCTAGCGCAGATCAGATTGAGAACTTCCGTAATGACGCTGACGTCAAGGAAGACCTCTTGTATTTGACCGCGGGTAGCTTCAGCCTCGGTGATGAGGCAATTAGCGGTTACCAGTTCATGGGATACCGTGGGTTTGCCTTCGGCATTGATCAGCAGCCTCTCCGTGCTTCCGGGTTCGCCTCCACGGGTGTTCTCCAGCTCATTGAGCCGATCACCGCAACGGCAGTCACCAACGGATTTGCTCAACGCCGCAACGCGGGATGGGTCAGCACGACAACGGCTCCTTACGAAGTTATGTTCGTGATCGCTGGTGGCGCTTTCAAGCGTCTCGTGCCAGAGCAGTACGTTGGAGAAGGAACCTTCCGTTTCGCTCCGCAGCTTGCGATGGGCGAACTAGAGTGGACCTACTTCCGCGACAACGATTGCAACTTGTATGGTGACTTTGGTCAGCATATCTATCAGATTCAGCGTGCGATCCAACCGATCCGCCCGCAGAACGTCTGCGCGATTGTCTACAAGCGTTGCCCATTCGATGGTGCGCCGCTTCCTTGCTCGACCTCTTCAACAGGTCTGTAATAGGTAGTTAGTTATCGGTGGCTGGTGCAGGATTAAACTTGCGCCAGCTACCTCAACTGATTAGCTTCAACAAAACCTAATTCCTATGTCACAATTTCCAGAAATCACATCAAACCTTTCAACGGCGAACTTTAGGGCATCAGTCCTGACGATGCTTCAAGCTATTTACACAAACGCTAATACGGAAACGCCTCCTGTAACTAGCGGAGGGATCACTGGAACGACTTCAGTAACGGCAGGGTCAGTTAATGCTTATGTAGTAAATACGATTGACACTGCTACACTTGGGTTTTCCACCACAACTACGGCAACTGGAGGAACGATTTCAATTTATGGTTCAGTGGATGGTGTAAACTACCTCCCAACATCGTATGCCGCATTGTCCAGTGGTAATAGCTCTGGCACATTCAATGCCGCTACGCAAACGATTGGTCAGATTAACTGCGTAGGTCTAGTCGCTATCGCCTTCAAAGCGAATGCAGTTACAGGAGGATCTGTTGTTGTTACCACAATCGGAACTAACGCAGTGTCCAATGTCATGCTGGATAATGCGCTTCCATCTGGAACGAATGTTATTGGAGGAACATACTCTACTCCGAATGTTTCCGCAGGAACAACAATTACCCAATCAACAAGCGGATATTCCACAACTTCTGGAACACTTTCTGCCGCTACAAGAAAGTATCTTTTGATTCAGAACACAGGCACAACAAACGCTCTTTATGTTTCTACTGATGGCACTACTCCATCAGCAACCAATGGGTTCACTCTCGCCGCATCTGGTGGAGGAGTTGTTTGGGAAGGTAGCTTTGTTCCTAATGGGACAATCACGCTAGCGTCCACTGGAACCAACTACAGCATTCTTTGGGCTTAACGGATAGGTTGCCATGAGCATATTCTTTGCTGGCAATATGGTTAGGCAGAGGCATGGGATATTTAATCCTCCTGTTTCCTCTGGATATACTTGGGTAAGTTCGCAGGGATTGGCATGGTACAATAATGTGCTTGCTGCTGGCGCATCTATTACGAATTCAAATCAAGCGGCATTTGATATTGCATTCCAAGCAATATACAATGCTGGAATTGGAAATATAGCTCCTGCCATGCAATCGTCTGCATTCCTTATGGGATTTAGCGATGGATCAGGAGGAGTGGGATCTGCTTACAAAGGTTGTTTTGTTCCAATAGTTGGAAGCCCGGTAAACAACGGATTTGTTTCTAGTGATTTTTCGCGGACTGCTGGATTAACTGGTAATGGAACAAGTAAGTATATCAATTCTGGAGCTTTGAATGATAACACATCATCAAAACATTTGTTTGTATATTATTCAAACGCTCCAACTATCGGAACATATTTAATTGGTTCTGGAATTACAACTTCGACAAATTGTTGGATTTCTACAACGAACTACAACATGAGCGAAGCAACATCAAAAGTGCTAACAATTTATTCAGCTCCTGCCTGTGCTGGAGTCAATAGGTATAGCAATGCTTTAACTAAATACTATTATAATCAAGGATCTAATGGGATTGTAGGAACACAAGGTGGATTAACTTCTATTAGTGTAAGTAATACTCCGATAACTATATTTTCTGCTGGTACAACTTCATTTTCAAATCCTTCCCTAGTTTTTTATTCTGTAGGAACATCATTTTCTAGTGGTTCTACAGAGTTGCAAACCCTATCAGGAATCATTGAGACTTTAAGAACTTCCATAACCTAATGATTAAAGACCACTCACAATATGGTGCAACTGAATCCCAATATCTGATTCAGAAGAGAGCGATACAACCTTACAAGGTAATCTGCGGTATTCAGACCTATATTGATTATCTCCATAGGAACCTATTGTTCTTTGCACCAGAGGGAAGGATTAACTTTGGAATGGGCGATGTTGCAGGACTCACGCAGACTGCCTGTAACTACGCAACGATGTTGAAAATTCCACAATACACTCCGAATTACCCAACTGGCTTGTCAGGAATTAGCGGTCTAATCGGTTGGTATGATTCTTCTGCATCTTCAACGCTAGTGACCAGTGGAGGGAAGGTATCCAAGTGGAATAACAATTTCAATGGGGCAACACAGGGAACCGCTGTGATGCCATCATTTATCCCTCGTTCTAATTCTTTAGCTAACGCCCCAACTTTATTGTCAAATCAGAGCTTTATTTATGGGGTTTCTAGTGGAACTCATACTGCAATTAGCTTTGATGGAGTTTCATCAACAATGAATCTCGAAACTGGATTTGATAATCTTGCAGTTAATCAAATAACTATGTTTTGCTCAAATAAAACAAGTTTATTTTTAGATATTGTTGATAATTATCCTTTGTATAACATACAATCGGTAAATAATTATATTATAAATCAATATTTTGATCCAGCATATCAAGATATTAATGGGGCCGGCGATTATTTTCCTAATAGTTCTTTTGGGCCAAACGGATACAAAGAATATGTATCTATGCTGTCAATGGTTGAATTTCCAATAACTACAACAAATATAGGATTTAGTATAAATGGAATACTGAACTATAACGCTGATGTAGACGGAACTACTTGGACTCCAACACAAGCAAATGCATATAATATGCAACCTATTAATCAATCACTTACCATTAAAAGACCTCCATTATCACAAGTTGTTTTAGGAAATGGTCATGATGGGACAATTTTTTCACCATCATTTATAGGAGAAATTTTATTCTATCAAGGACTGCCATCACAATCTGACGCACAAAAGATAACCACATATCTTTACAACCGCTGGGCATAATGAGTACCTTCCTATCAATCCCTAACGACAAGTACGAAAGTGTCAGGTCGCTTCTTGATGAAAGAATCGGACTTCCAAACGATTACTTCCAAACATCTTTGGTTCCAAATCTTAATCCATATACTGATGGAAATGTATATGTTGCAGTCCCAGATGATTACCCCATTGATATCATCTCTGAATTTACAATTGATGAAACCACATACAGAGCCACTCTACAAAAAAGGCCGACTTCAGTTGAGCCTCCTGCGCCTGATACCACCGCGCCCTCGACCTAATGCACGCAACAGGATTACATAGTTCATTCTTATTGGCGAGCGTTACTTTCTTTGTGGCCTCGCTTGTCCCTGAAGTGCCTCCGATTGCTCAATGGATCTGCCTACTCCTTTCCGCAGTCGCATCCATCCTGACGATCATCAAGCAGACGCGAAAATGAAAATGAAATGGGAAGCGTTGATGCCTTTTTTGGGAGCGTTGCTTGCTTGCCTATCAGGGTGCGCCCATCAGCAGGATCATTCGTTTATCCCACCCTCAAGTGCCGCCGTGGTGCAGGATATTATCTCCGCAAAAGCATCGGCGGTAAAGGCAGTCAAGGGAGATAAAAAGGCGGCACAGCAAGTTGTAGAAGCATTATCAAAGGCGCAAGATAATCTTGGTCTTTACACAAGCAAGGTGGAGTCGCAGTCAGCATTGTTAAGTAAAGTTTCCGACGAGGCTAATTATTGGCATTCTAAGCAAACTAAAGCTCTTAAAGAGCTATGGATGTGGAGGACGATTGCCCTGCTTTCAGTATTGGCAGTCGTCGGATATATTGGTATCCGTACTTCATGGCGTTTTCTTCTGTAATCACAACAAAGCTGGAGCAGAAGCCTTTAGAGAGCAAAAAGTGCTTATATGCTCTGTACGCATCTGTCTCTGTTCTTCTTGTTTTCATTGGTTCTGCATTCCTAATACTTTCCCACGCAGAGCAAGCGAAAGAGATTGTGGAGCTTGCGAACTTAGTAGTCCTCTTTTTCGGAGCGATGGCAACCACTCTAATCACGGGCCAGGCCGCAATGGATTGGAAAGCAATTTCAGCGCTTCAGCATATTGATCAAGATCAAAGCATCCAAAGTAATCAGGCATTGCCACAATTTCAGACAAGCGTGACTGAAATCAGAAGGGATCCTAAAGACTACCTATTGACGCATGACGCAACGTTTTAAGGACTTCTTGCCATTCATATTTGATCATGAATGTGTCTATGCAAAAGGTCACTATGGTGACTTACACTTTGTTATCCCGGAAGAAGTGCCGGGAGATGCCGGAGGAGTAACTAAGTTTGGTTGTGATTACCGAGAGTTCAGCAACAAACCTTTTTTCCTTACCATTAATGACATTCGGTCACTATCATTAGAACACGCTACTGATTTATATTGGCAAAATTGGCAGAGATACCATGTAGAAAACCTTGCATATCCACTCGGTGAGGTATGGTTTAATTGCAAGGTAGTAAGTGGAGCAGCACAAGCAAATCGCATCCTTGAGAGGACGGAACAAAATGCAGCAAAGTTCATTTTAGATCAAAAAAGAGTTAACTCATTGATAGTTAAGGCTCATCCAGAAGATGCAAAATTTCTAAATGGATGGAATAATAGACTAGACGATCTTGCAAAATTTGTGCATATCCGCATTTAGTGAATCAATTCAAACCATCAGTTTGCACACAAGAAGCATGGGATGCTCTGACCAAGGCAAGGGCAATAATCACGGAGTATTTTCCAAATGTTGCCATCTTTGTAAATTGGGTTTGTGATGAAGGACTGACAAGGCATGGAGAGATTTTAGAAGGCAATGCGTTTGCTATCCGGCATCACATTGAGAAATACCTTGACGGAGATTTTCTCCCGGATGAGATGGACAACGAAGATGATCAATCAGAAAAACAAAACGCATAACCTATGAAATATATAAATAAACAATGGAAAAAGTTCCTCGCGGTATCTTGTACTCACGCAAAATACATTGATCCAACGGCATGGCAGGCAGTTCTTACTTTCAAAGAAAGGTTCAAGCCAAACCTAACGCTTCATTTAGGTGATGCAATTGATATGACTGGGTTAATGGCTCATGGTCAGGGATCTGGATCAAAGGGAGATGACTTGTCACCTGATATTGATACTGGGTTGATGCATCTAAGAGAATTAAAGCCTCAAATCTTTCTTTTGGGAAACCACGAGGATCGCGCCTACAAGTTGGCAATGAGCAAGAACGAAGCAACGGCATATGGAGCAAACAAAGCGTGTGAGCATATAGAAAAGACCTGCCAAAAGATCAGATGCCAAATGATTCCATACACAGGTATTGAGCAGATCAAAGATATTGCTGATATTGGATTTACTCATGGCACTATCTACAATGAAATGGTTGCTCGAGACATGGCCGTTAAATATTGTAATGGGTCACGAAGAAAAATAGTATTTGGACATACCCATAAAGTGGCAGTAGCGAGCGCTCCGACCAAACATGGTGGAACTGGGTACAATATTGGTACGCTGACAGCGAGATCTTCACTTGAGTACGCTAAGAACCGTCCTAGCACATTTGCGTGGACGCAAGCATTCTGCTGGGGTTACTACAACGAGGAGTTGAAGCAATCTTCAGTACATATAACCCAAAGAAACCACGACGAAGTATGGCATTTACCACTATAAATAAAAAAAAGACGGCAAATGATTGGATAAATGAAGCAATGGCAGACTGCGGCATAGCAGTAAGTGATCAAGTTCCAGAAGGATGGGTAACATTGCAAGAAATGGCAGATCATTATAATGTTTGCGTGACAACAATGAATGCTCGTATTCAGAAGGCATTGAAAAATCAAAGACTTCAAAGGAAAAAATACCGTATACATACAGGAAGAGCAGTAAGTCCAATCTGGCATTATTATAAATCATAAAATGCTTTACATAGACCTTCACTTGATGCATTTTTCTTAACTATGTCATGTGACAATTACGATAATGCTTACTATGGTGCCTGCCGGCCGGATGTTCCGTATCCTTCTACATCAGCAGAGTCAGTTCCATCTTTAATTGACAACCTTACTGCTGCTCTTTATGGCACGAATCTGACCAAGAGTGTTTCTAATGGACGAGTTGTGTGGACTCTTCCTTGCAATCTAGCAACTGGATACATTCCCGGGTTTCCTCCTATTAAAGATAGCAATGGCAATATTACAGAGGGACTTCTTTGCTATATTCTTAGGTATTTGGGGCAGTCTACGCTTGCTGCAACGGTAGTTTATACTGGTTCAGTTCAAACGCTAACCAACAAGACTCTTACATCTCCAATTGTTACTGGTGGAACATTTAGTTCCCCAGCGCTTACCACTCCAACTGGAATTGTTGCAACGGACATTGGTGGAACAGCAGGAACAACTGGCGTGCTTGGAGCAGGAATTACTCTTGCTGCCACACAGCTAACTGGTGGCGCTCTTCCTACAAGCGTTACAGTTGCAAATAGCAATATTATTTCTGGTACAATTGCAGCGTCTAGACTTAACTCAATTCAAGATTTTACTGGCAAAACATTCACGCTGCCATCAACAACAACTTTAGGAGCCTCAAACACTGCAGGAGGATTGTTTTATGGAGCAACAACATCCACTCTTGGTCAGACGGCATCCGGGACTAGTGGGCAAGTTCTTATTTCAGGTGGAACTGGATCTCCAACATGGTCATTTGATAGGCAGGGAAATACTGCCGGAACTGCAACAACAAGTGGAAATGTTGGTTATGTAGTAGATACATCCATTTCTGCGAGTTATGGTTTTTCTGGGAATTCCAATAGCACTCAATCCGTTGGAACTTGGACTGTTCTAGCTGGAGATTGGGAAGTTTCAGGAAATCTTTTGATTACATATACAGGAGTTACTGCCACAGTAGCTACTGCTTTTGGTTCAAGTTTATCAACAAATGGATCTTGGGATAATACAAAGTCAAATATTCAAACTCCGACCGCAACGACTACTCAAACTAGCGGAACATTTACATTCACCTATTCATTCCCAATTCAAAGTTTTCAAGTATTGAGTGGCACTGCTACATCCGTAACATTACTTGTTCGTTTGCCAACTTTTACAGCAGGAACTATTAATGTTTCTGGAAACATTCATGCTCGTAGAGCAAGGTAATTATGGCACACGATACAAAACACACTATCCCTGAAGGATTCCATGATCTTGCTGAAAGTAGTTTCAGTGGAATAGGACCTAGTCAGACTGATTCAAAAGATTTGAAGTCTGAGGTTCATTATCCTGAAATCCATTTCTCTGGAGATCATGCTGAAAAGTTAAAAAAGCATCTCAAGGAACATGGAACTGCTACCATCCACTACAAAAAAATTTCTGAAGGTCATCGTGTTGCTGGCGACAAGCATCATCACTCAGTAGGAATCCAAATTCATGGGATCCGGGCTGAAAAAGCGAAGGGTGATGATATGAACCGATTTGCCTCAAAAGAATCTCCGTCTGAAGATGCCATTGAAAAGGGATTGGAAGCGGCCCACCAAGAACTAGAAAACGACTAAAACTATGCCATCTGACACCTCCATGCCTCCTTCTGACGCTAACGAACCCATGCCACAAGATATGCCAAATGCCGGAATGCCATCTGAAGGCGCTCCTGCTGATGGTGGTGGTGATGGTTCTGTCATGATTCAAGTTCCTAAATCTGTATTTGATCAAATCCATCAGGTTGTTCTTGGGCTTGCTCAAACTCTTGAGGCTGCCATGCAAGAGGTTGGGAAACAAAAGGGCGCTGCAGAGGCTCCTAGCGCTCCTGCCGCTAGTCCTACTGCTCCTCCTGCCGGTCCAAGTGGACCTGCCATGTCTCCTGACGATGAGGATTTGGCAAACTTTGCTCAAGAACTTAATAAGAAGAGCAGCATCCGCTAATTCCTAACCTATGTTCGTCTCGGAAATATTTGACGAGGCAGCGGACATCCTTGGGACGACAGATCAAAACAAGGTTTTCCGCAAGCTAAGTCAAGCGGTTCAGTCTTTGATGGAGACTGGTCATTGGTTTCATACCAATGCCGAGGTTGACGTATGCACAGGATGGGACGGGCAGACAATTACCCTCCCTCGAGGTATTGAAGTTCCTCTTGGAGTCAATGTTGATGGATCTCCTCAGTATTTCCGCAATAGGTTGTTCCAATATAGCGTTAATAAGGGAGGGATGTATAACCCAGTTGGATGGGCATGGGATGACCGCGGATTTGTTGCTACTCAAATGGATATTCGGCAGCCTTCCCAACTCGTTGCTGTTGCTGAAACTGACAATGATGTTGGCAAGAAGATCCGCGTAATTGGAACTGATAACAACAATCGTCCATTAAGGAGCCAATTGCCGGATGGAACTGGAGTTGATGGTCTTTTGGTGACCATCCATAGCAAAAACGACTTCCCATATGGATTGATCCAACCTGAGTACGAGACGATTAATACTCGGACGGCAACAATTTCTCCTCTTAATCAATTTTATTCATCTTCAGTTCATCAACTGATGAGTGGCCAGGCCGTTGTATTGAATACAAACGGCAGCGCGATGAATTATTTTATCAATGGTAAAACCTATTACATAGGAGTTGTTGATCCAAATAATGTTCAGTTGTATACCAACCCATTAGACGCTCAAGCAGGAACAAATGCAATTTCAGCACAAAGTATTGTTGGAGTAACATCAATTACACTAACTGATTCCCGTCCTAGCAACTTGATTGCGGCAATTGAGACATCCGTTGTTCCTAGCATTCCAATCTCAACAGCAAACTCTGTAACATTTTCTGGAACAAATCTTCCATCTCCTATTATTTCAGGAGCTACTTATTACGCAAATCAACTGACTACACAATCAACTGCCACTGGTATTGATCTGCAGGTGTATTCATCTCTAAATGATGCGAATAATACAACAAATCCAATTGCGTTAACTGGAAATTCTGGGCCATTCAATATCCAAATAATGAAGCCAATTGCACCCGAGCCATTGTTTACATTTTCAGTTGCTCACAATTTCAATAATGGAGATGTGGTTCAAGCGATTAATACTGGAGGAGCATTGCCTCAACCTCTATTGGCTAACCAAAATTACTATGCTCATGTAATTTCATCAAAAACTATTTCAATACATACAAATTACACAGATGCAATTGCTGGAACAAACCCAATACTTTTAACAACTAGCGGATCTGGCACAAATTCATTTGCAAAACTAATACCAGCGTCAGCTTCAATAGGAACTTCAAACAATATTGTAACTTCTGGATTTTCATTGCCAACGCCAACTGGATCAGGAGGAATTGGAAAAGCCTATGTATCTGGTTCTATTACATCTGTAAATGTTACTGCTGCTGGAAGCTCCTATAGTGCTGCTCCTACAATATCATTAGATGATACTGGAGGAATCAGCTATACAGCTGCTCCAACGGTTAAAATAGTTAATCCAATTGGTTTTGTTTCTCCTCCTTCTGCAGGAGGATTTATTGCGGCATCTTTTGTTATTGGATCTGCTGCTAATCAAATGATAGCCGGGCCAAGTGGAACAGGAAAATATGTAACATCAACTATAACAAATTGGGCAACATCATCAGCTGGGCAAGGATATGATCCAAACAATCCTCCAACAGTCGTATTTACAAATGCATCAGGTGACACCGCTGGGTACGGAGCAGCAGCATCTGTTGCAGTAGATCCAACAACTGGTGCCTTGACACTTACAATGACGGGCTGGGGTTCAGGTGGTTCATTACAGGCCATCATGGCAGGAAGCGGAGCATCTCAAACAGTTGCTGGTATATCGGTAATTTCTGGAGGATCTGGATATTTGTACGGGCCAAGATTGACATTTAGTTCAGGCGCAGCAGCAGCCACAGCAGTAGTCACTACATCAACAGTTGATCATATTGATGTAATAAATGCTGGCAGTAGATATACAACTCCTCCTGCGGTAACTATTACTCAAACAGGAGCATTTGGAGCTACTGCAAACGCAAATATTAATACTGGTATAACATCAATAACTGTTACAACTAACGGAATTAATTATAGTTCAAATCCAACTGTTGTTATTTCAGATCCAACAGGAAGTGGAGCATCAGCAACGTGTTCTGTTACTAGTGGAGCCATAACTTCAGTAACCGTTACAAGTTCTGGCGCAGGATACACAAATCCTAGTATTACTTTTTCAGATCCAAATGGGTCATTAGCTATTGCAACCGCAACATTTGGAACTATTACATCATTTTCAATTGTAACTGCAGGAACTTCATATTCTGCTCAAAATCCAACTGTTACAATTAATGCTTCTACAGGAATTTATGTGCAGTTTTCATCAACTGGAACATTGCCTTCACCATTAGTTCAAGGAACAACGTATCGAGCGGAGCAACCATCAAGCTCAAGTGGATTTACACTAAAAAATACTGATTCAAGTTCTGTAAACATTACTGATCTAGGTTCTGGAACTCTCTATTTGGTTGTAAGTAGAACATACTCAGTAGGATTTAATGGTTTGTGGTACGGAGATTTTACCGGGCTTACTCAAGGATCTCAAATTTACTTTAGCACGGATTATCTGCTTCCAGTTGGATCACCTACAATATCTACAAGAACTATTTACTATTATGGTCCTGGCCCAACAAGTAGTGAAGGCTATATCTATTCAGATGTAACTCTTCTTAACAAGGTTACAGTAAGTCAACTTGGAACCGGGCAAACATATTACGCGGTTCAGTTGGTAGCAAATGCAGTATCGTACAATAGCTTAATACAACCTAGTTCAATTCAATATTTGAGCGCTGGAGAAACAGTGCAATTCTCATCTACTGGGTCATTGCCAACTCCATTGACTGCAAATACAAATTACACAATTCAGATATCTGGAAACAATGTTGTTCCATATACAGTTGGAGGCACAACGCCAATTCCGCTTACAACTTTGGGAGTTGGTCAACTTAGTCTAAAAATTGTACGCACATTTACTCCATCTGCATCTACATCACTAGTTGCAAATGAGGCTCTATATGTTACTGGAGAAAAAGTACTTGTACGAGCTAATTCAGATGATGTTCTTCCAACTGGTTTAATTGCAAATACAACTTATTATGTAAAAAGGGATTTAGATCGCCTTGGAAGTAACAATTTTGAGCTGTATGACACATATACTAACGCAACAAATGTTACATCTGCATATACCGGGCGAATCAGCTACACAACATCAGGCAATACAACAACGAGTTCGTTTTTGGTTGATGGAATCAATGATCCTATTCTTGTAAAAGCAGTTCAGCACATTGATAAACCTCTTACTGAAGGGTACGTCAGTCTATATGCCTTGGATTATGGTCGCAGCAATGATATGGCGCTGATTGGTCAATATCATCCAAATGAAGTAAATCCAATGTATCGCCGGATCAGAATTGGAGTATCAGCAGCATGGGCTAGGATCATTTATCGTGTTTCTGCTCCAACAATCACGAGTATTTACGATTACATTCCAATTGAGCAGACTAGGGCAATCATAGCTGCCGTTCATGCCGTGGATTTGGAAGATAAAGACTTTATTGAGCAATCCCAAAAGTATTGGGCAATGGCATTGTCATATCTGAAGAATCAACAGAACAGCATGGAGGGTCATGCTTTCATGCCTCCTCAAATTAACAATATTACTTACGGTGACGGTACGGATCCAGTCATTGATTCTGGCGCTTACGGATACTGGTAATGAAATCACCTTCAATCTCCTCAGGAAGGATAGAAAAAACTTCTGCTGGATGGATTCACGGTGTGAATTCAGTACGAAACCCGTGGGGCCTTCCTGAAGATCAGCTAAAGTGGGCAGTTAATGCTACAATACGAGGAGGAATCGCACAAACTCGGCCTGGCCAGGCCATGAAGTTATCTTTACCTCCCGGGAACCTTCAAGGAGGAGTAGTATTTTCTGCAAATAAGATTTATCAGTCAGCCAACACGACTACTTCAAATGGAGTAACCACAACCACCAAAGCAACCATATTCAACTATGATGGAACTCCATCAGATGCATCAGAGTTGTCTTATATGGTTTTTTGCGTAGATGGTAAGGTTTACTTTGCTCCATTCCCTCTTGTTCAGCCTGCTTCTTGGGATCAATACCAACTGCAGAACATCAAGCTAGACGCTAATGTAGACAAAGTCTTTTTCACGGTTGCAACTCAGAATGCAACAACATCCACAGGAGGAAATGTGACCGTTACTCCATCTCACAGGATGGTAATCGTTCAGGACGGAATCAATACTCCCGGATATTGGGATGGATCTGATGCTGTTGGTCAATTGGGAGCAAATGTTCCTATTGGGACGTGGATGGCATATAGCGGTAACCGTCTTTGGGTCGCAAGTGGCAACATTGTTCTAGCATCTGATATTGGGAACCCATTGGGATGGAATGAAAGGGTTTCTGGTACTTCTCGAGGAGATTTCAGTTTTGCTCGCCCAGTAACGGCAATGGTTGATTACATTGGTCAGAACAATGACACGAAATTGTATGTGTTTTCTGACCGTACAACTTATTCAATCTCAAGTGGCATTTTGGATAGGACGCAATGGACAACAACTGCCAATTTCGTTACCACTTTATACCCAAATATCGGTTGCATAGCAGGAAACTCAATTGCATTTCAGGCCGGCATGATGTGGTGGTACTCTCAGGGAGGATTGATCTCTGCTGACGTAGCGGCATCAGCGTACTTGTCGTCTCAAGTACTGTACAAAGACGTTGAGATGGCACGAGTCAAGAAGTACATGGCATCAGATTACTCTGGAATATGTGCTGCGTCATTTGAGAACTACATTTTGTACTCAATTCCATACCTTGAGCCTCTTAACAGTGCTACAATGGTGCTAGATTACGCTCCAGCAAGCGAGTGGAACCAATCTAGATCTCCCGGATGGGCAGGAGTGTGGAATGGAACACGGCCAATACAATGGGCAACTGGGGTAATTGATAAAACTCCAAGGATCTTTCATTTCTCTGTTGATTACGCTCCTAGCAATGATGGATCCTACAACCATTTATGGGAATCATTCATGCCCGAAAGGTATGACACTTACCTCTCAATCAATCCGAATGGTACAACTACCGAGTTTTACAATAGAATCTATTGCCAAGTAGAAACTCCTTTGTTGGGAGACAAGATGGATCATAAACAGTTTGCGTATGGTGAAGTAGAGTGCCAACAGATAGGAGGGACGGTTGATGTTCAAGTATCATTCCGCGGCAGCAAGGGATTATATGCTCCAATCCTTAAAAAGAGGATTTTGGCAGTTACTGATTCATATCAATACAGCACAAGCGCAGATGCTAATGAGATATCTGATTTGGGATACCTAAGAACCCAATATCGACGACTGATTACTGAAAGCGCAACAAGGCAACCTAATTTCAAGTCTTGTGAGTCTGATCTAACGCTTGATGTTGATAAGGCATTTTCACTTCTTATTGAATGGTGTGGTCAACTAGGCGTTGAAGCGGTTCGCATCTTTACTGATCCGTGGTCAGAGCAATCTGTTGGAAATCCAAACTCAAATGAAAATGAATCATGCATTGTTGCAGAGGATGGAGTGTCTAGCACTATCATTTTAGCTCCAGCACCAGAAGAGGATCCAAAATATCAGACGCAGTATTGGACAGCAAAGCAAACTTACACGGCAACCAAACTTTGCTCAAGTGGCAGTTATAATGTTAGCGCAACAGCAACAGCATCATTTCTGTCATATGTATCTTTGGCAGATGCAACAACCCAAGCATTGAGTTTGGCAACCCAAGAGGCAACCATAGCTGCTTCAAATAGCGCACTTTCTTGCTGATATGCCTTCCATAACCACAGCATCTGTCCCGGTAACCAATTTTGCCAATGGATTTGCTAGTCCATATGGAAACGATCAGATTATACCTCTTTACTCATCAATACCTATTACTGCAACCACGACAAACTGCCTTCCTTGCGTAATTTGCGGAAACTCAGTATCACGAGCAAAGATTATTCAAATGTCTGGCAATAGTAGTGTGCTGAATCAAACATCTGACACAACAACATCTATAAGCTGATATGAAAGAACAGATAACCTATAAATATGCTGCTCCGGGATCAGAACAGTTTTCAAAGTTGCAAGATTTTGCTGAAACATTTAATCATTCAATTGTTCCTCATCCTCAAATTAATGTTTACGGATATTATAGAAATAATGTATGTTTTGGATATTGTGACCATGTCTACATACCAATCGTATATCCGGCATTCCATCCAAAGTTCACACGACCAAAGGATGTCATCCAAGCTATGAGTGACTGGAAAGCATATATGCAGCTTTCTAAACAAGATGGATTTGTAGGAGTCCCTCTTGAAGAGAGTCGTCCTAATTTCCCTAATTCCACAATGGAAAAATTGGGAATGAAACAACTTAAAAGGGAACTTTTCAGCATTAACTGATTATGGGAGGAGCAAACGTAACACCTAACTTTTCAGCACCATCTGATGCTTTGTCAGAGCAGTTGCTGAAAGGAGCATTTAGCACCGGTCAAACTGCCTTGCAGGGAAGGAATGCAAATGCAATGTGGCAGGCACAACATCCGCTTGAGTCATACATGGCTAATATTCCCGGTATGCAGAAGTTGGCTAACCAAGAGGCAACACTTAATGCCGCAAACTCTGCAATCCTTGAAAAGGCTTCAAATCCGGGTGCATATGCAATGCGTCAGGCGCTTCCACAAGCATTGGCTGCGGACCTGGCCCAAACTAGTGGAGGAACGGCCGGCAATGCTTATAAGCAACAAGAGTTGGCAAATTTGTTTGGCTCGGGACTTCAGAATAGCACAATAGGTAACTCTGCTTTGTTTGATGCCAATACTCTTCAAGGAAAAGCACTTCGTACACAATCTGAGCAAGCTGCCCAAAACTATCTAGCTCAAAACCAAGCACCTGTTGCTGGCCTTGATCCCGGACAACTTGTAGCTGCCCAACAAGCAGGTCAGGCTAGCGCTGTTCAGAATAGGAATCAGTTCCTTCAAGGAGTCATGAATACTGCTCAAGGAAATGCTCAATCAACATCTGATTGGATCAATAATTTGATGGGTAATACTTCACAAGCGGTTGGAGCGCATCAACAAAATTGGCAGAATTATCAGCAGGCGCTTTACAATGCTGCGGCTCAGAATGCGGCATCGCAAAATGCCATTACTGGAGCAGAAATAGGCGCGGCCGGCAATATCGCAGGCTCAGCTATTGGAGCAGGAGCATTTGGTGGAGGTTATCCAAGAATCCCTTATGGGAGTCCTTATGGAACTTCTAGCACACCTTATACTAGTACTGGCAAACAAACGGATTAATTACTAACCAACTAAAACTATGGGAGGAATGTTTTCATCAGGAGGAACCTCGGTTCCCTATACGCAACCAATGCAGAGTTCATCTGATCAAGCTATGATGGCATTTTTACAGCAGCAAAACGCTCAAGAGCAAGCTGCTATGCTTGCCCAACAACAAGCACAAAAGCAGGCACTACAAGCTGCGCAACAATCCGCGGCTCAACAAATGGGTCAACAATCGGCTGCACAAGCACAACAACAGCAAGAAATCAGTAATCAGATGCAACAGATCAAAGATCAAGCTGCATTAAGCTCTGAACAACAGAGAGAGCAAGCAGCAGGTGCTGCAGCGACTGGTGGAGGTGTTGATATCAATGCAATTAAAACTGCTGCTATTGGCAATCTAGGTGCTGCAGCCGGAACCCTTCCCAATACGCAAGCTAACTACTCCATTCAAGGAGTTGCTCCAGTAAACCCTGCATTAACGAGCGCTGCATCAGCTTCAAACCCGTCAGGAATCTTCAATTCTGCCAATAAATTCAATTCTCCAAATATGCAGGGAATAAAGTTTGGAGGAGGCTAAAATGAGCATATACGATCAGCAATTGGCTGGGCTTCAGTCAAAATATACTGGTTACATCTCTAAACTTCCTACATTAGGAGTTTCTAAAGAAGCTATTGCTGATGCTCAGAATGCTCTAAATATTCAGAAGCAAATGCAGGCGCTTACTAGTCAGTATTTGGCTGCGCAACAAACGGCAGGTGACCTTGCACAAAAACAAGCAAAGACATATATGTCTTCACAAACCGCAGAGCAAAAAAAGGCACAAGCTACCTATGATGCTGCCCAAGCTGCTGCTAGCCAAGCAGCATCTGATAAGCCCGGATATACTTATGGAACGCAAACGGATTATTATACTGATCCCGGAACAGGCAATTTGACCGCATACACAACCCATCCTAGAATTGAAACTGGTAATGCTCTTTCTTACCAAAGTGATCTTGCAAAGCAACAGACTTATTCAAGCCTAGCAGGTGGATCTCAAGCAAAACAACAAGCATTAGCTAGACAAGCAGCACAACAAACGCTAGCTGCTAATCAGGCAACTAAAGATGCACAAGCAGCACAAACTAGTTTTGGAAAGCTAGCTCCAGAATTTACAAATACACAAAACGAACTTCAGCAACTGATGCAAAAGTATCAGCAAATGCAAACAACTGGAGCAAAAGTAGGAGGGACGGCCAAAGCATCTACGGCAAATACTCCTGCCGCAGCCAAAGGTGGAGCTGCTGCTGCTCAACAAATATCCGGGATGCCTCAAAAGGATGTTGCTACTGTCGCCACCGCAAAAGCCAACCAAACTGGCCAGGCCTCATCTCCATTCACTCTTCCCAACTTTGCTGGATTGACATTCGGAGGTAACTAATTATGGCATACTCAGCCGAAACCCAAGGATTCAACTTTGCATTGCCTTCATTGGCAGGAATAACTGCTCCTCAACAAGAGCAAAAACCATTTTCCGTTGCCGGTGCTACTCCTTTGCAGATTAAACCTCTTGCAGGATGGAGTACTCCTTCATCCCAACCTGAACTTGTAGGAAAAGGAATTGCAGAAGGAGTTGGCCAAATAGGAAAGGGCATTTCCGTGGCATATTCTGCTAGTCAAGAGGCCAAGAAGGAGCAGTACAAGCGTCAGCAAGACATGCAAAAGTATGCCTTAGACCTTCAGAAAGAAGCACAAAAGGAAAAGCATGATGACGAGATAGCTTTAGCTTTAAGGCAAAAGACATTGCCATTTTCTGGCCAATTCGCTCCTGAAACACCAATTGAAACACCTAATTCTACTGAAGCTCCTGCATCAATGGAACAAGCAGCTCCTGCTCCAGTAAAAGGAACAGAAGATAACAAAATCACTCCAGTGGGAGTTACCTATGTTCCTAACACGGATGCATTGAATGCACTTACTGCTGCCACACAGCAACCATTGTCACAAATTGCCAAATATGTATCAGCAGGGAACGATCAAGGTCCAGTTGGCACTCCAGAGCTGCCAGTAAAAACTCCTCAATATACTGGAGTTGATCCAACTGCTACAAACAAAGTTACATATGCTCCTCAAGACCCTGAATGGAGGCCATATCGCAATACTCCTGAAGGTTACAATGCCGCAGTTGCAGAATCTAAACGCCATTATGAGGGATACCAAGATTCTCCAGAGGTAGTAGAGGATCCTCGTTCAGGTGGATGGAAAGTAGCCCGTAAGCACTCTGATGAAACAAAACAAGAAAGGATCAAACTAAGTAAACAAAGAGAACTAGATAAACAGTTAAGTGTTTTTAATTCAGATCCTGATATAAAGAGTTATAATGCCTCAATGGGCATGAAGCAAACCCTTGGGAAATTCATGGAAGACTATGAAGCTATAAAAAATAATCCAAACGCGTCAGGAGTATCTGATATAGGTTTGATAGATATGTTTGGACGGGCAGAGGGAGGAGGAGTCATTAGAGAAGCCCAAGCAAATTTAATTAAGGGTGCGCAAGCATTGACTGATAAGCCTGAGCTATTGATTGCTCAACTAAAGGGAGGAGCAAAATTAACTCAGCCGCAACGCGATCAAATGATGAGAGTAGTTATAGGAGATGTTCTAGCAGCATCCCGAATTGCAAATAAAAAAATTACTATGGTTCGCCGGAAACTTCAAAAAGAAGGAATTACTGATGAAGAAGATCTTCCTCAATACTATATTGAGCCTAAAGTCAGAAGTATGCACGAACATGAGTTAAATACGCTACAAGCAGAGTCGTCAAAAATATTTGCACAAAAACAAGCAGCTAAATCCCTCGGAAAAGATACCTCTGCATTTGATGACAAGTTAATGTTTATACAAGATAAAGCTATTCAACTTCAAAATGAACTTGATAGTGCTAGTGGAGAATGGTTGAATAAAAGTGAATTCCAAGACAGAAACATTCCAGAAGGTTGGGCTGGATCTTTGGGTTCTACCACCATAATTCAACAGCAACCATAAAATGGCAGATATCACACAAGACCCTGTTGCATTTTTTACTGATTTAAGAAACAAGCCACAAGGTCAACCCGGTCAAAAGGATCCATCCATATCAGATCCATCCATATCTAGTCCAATGATGGATACGGCAGTCGGAGGAGAGTTTGATTCTGTTACTGATACAGCTACTCCTAATCCTGCTCCAACGCCAGAAGATACTCCTGAAGAAAAGGTTCATAAAAAAAGGCAGAAAGTAGAGAAGTTCATTGCAGAAAACAATTATCAGGCTCCTTTTGAAATCACTCCTGATCAGATGCAATGGTCACAAGGAGTTCGTCCGGGGCTTATCAAGGCATCCATCAACCCTGATAATACTACTAGCGTCCATGCCTCACCTGAACTAGGTCATGAGATTGTAAAGAGATCCATACTAGGTGAAGAAGTTCCCGGGATTACTGAAGATCAGATCCGTGAAGTGAATCGCGTCAAGGGAACGGTTGAGAACAACAAGCCTTACCGTCGAGGTGATTATGCATCCAATTACAATACTGTCCTAACTCCTGATGAACAAGTTGAGTACAACAAGTACAAAGCGGCATTAGGAGAACGAGGAAACGACTCTGATTATGACCTACAAGGCTATTGGCTAAAGTATGGTCGTAATGAGCAACCCAAAGCAGAAGGAATTCATTTTACTGATGAGTTTAAGAAGCCCAACCACAAAACATTCAGCGACCAATCAATCTATGACAAAGAAAAAGACAAAGAAGGCAACGAACTCAAAGGTGGCAAATGGTACGGAGACACTGCGTACTTACCGCCAGCTTCAGTCCTCGCGGATCCCACTAAAATGCGAGAACTCCAAGAGTATATGCAAGGCCCGGCGGAAAAAGGCAAAGTCCAAGTCCTCACGGAAGCTCCCATGCCAAAAATCACCGAAGATCCTACCGCTTTCTTTAGCCACATACGAAGAGGCTCTACAGAAGACGGAAGAAAAGATAACGAGACTAACAAACAAGCTGAAAACGCTTGGTTCAATGCTCTTTACCAACTTCCTGCCGACCAACCGCTGCCGGAAGACTATTACAACCGAGTAAGAGCCGACAAAAACCCTGAAAACATTAAGAAGTACATACAGATGGGTATTAAACCATCTGATGACCAATTGATAATCCTTCACAATAAAGAAAGAGGAGATTCAGTTGCAGGGTCAGCATGGAAGGCAGCAAAAGACATTCCTAGTGAACTTGCTAGCCTTGCTGTCCCTCTTCTTGTTGGAGCAGGCACGGTAGCAACCGATGTAGCCGGATATACTGGAGAAATGATCAATCCATTTGTATGGACCGGCAAGCAACCGGCCATATATGGAGAGAAATTGACTAGTGACAACAAGGCGCTAGCTGCAGCACGTGCTGGCACTGCGGAACAATTAGCAATGATGGGCAACAAGATGCTTGAGGGTGGAACTGATATGGGTGATCGGTTGCTTGAGAAGAAGGGATGGAGGACTAAAGAGCAAAGTGAGGACAATGCCATCCGCAGGTATGCCTTTGATGCTGACTACAACAATTATGTTCGTAGGAATCCATCAACTTTGGCAAGATTTGCAGAGAATACTTCGTTGATTCCTGCAATGGCTGCTGACTCTCCCGGCGCCCATGCCATTGATGCTGCGTACAAGGCATTTGGCCCTAGCGTAGATCAGATCCTTGCAGATCATCCTGAATTCAACGGAGATCGTAAGAAGGCTAAAGATTACCAAGATCATATCACGCTCAATCTTACCAATAAGACGGTAGAGGCTTGGAAAGATTACGAGAACAACCATCCCATTGACCCAAATGTTGAGGCTCTTGCCGGACTTATTGGGCCAGGTGCTAATCCATTCTCTGTTGGTTTTGAAGCCGCTACATTGTCAAAGGCTGCTTATAGCTCAATTGCCAAGGGATTGCGTGAGGCAGGCAAGACTGATGCTCAAATCAATGCTATGTATGCCGCGGCTGCCGCAGCTAAATCCAAGAAATTGGCAGATGATTTGGCTAAAGCCAGTCAGGTTCCGGGTTGGGCAAAGGTCGCAGGAAAGTTGGCAGATGTTCAGGACAAGTTCTCCACATGGGCTTCTGCTCAAATTGAAGCAAATCCAAAACTCATCAAGTTTGCTCCTTATGTAGGAGCAGGAGGAGTTGGAGCTACTATTGGAGCTATACAGAACCCTGAACATCCTATTGAGGGAGCAATTACTGATCTGCTAAAATCTGAAGGAGTCGTGCTTGGATGGAAGCTACCTCGAGTGGCATCTGACATTGGCATTGGCAAGGCTCAAAGCGCCGGTGGTGTCAAAGGAATCGCTGAATCTGCTGCAACAAGGCCAGAGGCAAGCTGGGCTACCAAACTACTGCTGTCTCCTGAGATCAAGGGAATGAAAGTGCCTCCAAAGGCATGGGACATGGTAGGAAGGAACCTTTATGAATGGGGCCGCGCAGGAGTTGATATTGTGCCTCTGACCATAGCGATGAATGTCATGAATAGTGCTGATGCTGATGATTCAGCCAAGGCATTCTCTCAAGGAGCATTGTTTGTTGGAGCAGGCAAGATCATGGGCAAGTTCCTTGGTACTGACCCTTATACTGCCCAAAAGAATAGGGAGCGTGAGGATCGTGATATTCTCAAGACCTTCCAGCAACTTTCTCCTGAGAGTCAGAGTACCATAAATAATATCTCTGATTGGAACCATGCCGTGGAGAACCAACGGCAAATGACTTCCAAGGCACAACAGAATTTCAATAAAGTCTCTGCTGAAAAGGGAGCCACATCTCCTGAGGCTCAAGCTGCTGCCGTAGAGCTTAAATCCCATCAAGATATGCTCCGTGAGGTATCATCAGCAAGTGCAGCGACTCGTATGGAGTTCAATAGGCAATTCAAGCTAGCTCTGAATAATGCTCATGAGATTCTTAATGGATCCTTGAGGACAGGCAACCGCAACGCCACCCTAGAAGTGATGACAAGTGATCAGATTGCTGACCGACTGATCCAGAACAACAATATCCCTCCACAATATCGGGCCGCGGTCAGAGGATTAATTCACTCTGAAATGGCAATGGGCCGAGGAGTCCAATTTGATGCAGGTGGAGGAATCAACCTTCCTCTGGGCGCTGATCCTGCAATCTTTGGAAACCAAACCAAGCTCGTCTTTGATAAGTTCAAGCCAACGGCAATTATCAATGCTGACAAGATTTCCCTTAGACAAATTCTAAATGGTGAGTCAGCAATCGATGCTCTTAACCATGAAGTAGGTCACTTGCTCTACAGGAATCAAGAGTATCGTGATGCAAACAAGGATGCAGAGGCAGCACTATTTGGCATTGAATTCAAGGGAGTTGATGGAAAGATAGACAAAGTTCATCCCGGAATCTTCTCTGAGAATGACTTATTTGACTTGTATGGCAACCGCTATATGAAGGACCAATCTCCAGAAGCTCAGCGTGGCCTGGCCCGCGCCGCAGGACTTTGGGATGAGAAGACTCAAACATTGGATCGCAATGCCACGGTGAACTACATGAAGGAGGAAATCCTTGCTGATGTTGCTGCAAATACGCTTCGTAAGAACTTGATTCCGGGTAAGGGTGGAATGATCAACCATATCATGAATTGGGCCGCGGTACGGAGCAAATCCAACATGGTGGCTCATACAATTCACAATGTTTTGGGATTAGGAGCAAAAGATCCATTTGATCAGTCTTGGTCGCCGGCCCTAAAGATGAAGTTTGACCCTGAAACGATGCAGGCAACGGAGAATGCCATCAAGGCCATGAAGAACTTGAATGGTGCAGTCTCATTCGCTAATGAGCCAGATTCTCAACCCTTGATGACTCGCGCTCAGATGATGGGTGACCGCAACCTACTTGAGCGCTATGGAAAAGACTCTGGATTAGTCAAAACGCAAATCCAAGGAATCGTCATGGACTCCAAGGGCAATACTATTGGCAAACCTATTGTTATTGCCAACCCAACTGCCGCTGTTGGTTCATGGATAGTTGATAAGGATGGCAAGATCAAGCAATCCCGCGGATATGGTCAACTTCCTGATGAGTTGAAAGGAATGACGCTGCCTCCGGGAGCAAGCATCCATGTTGACAATCAAGTATTGTACAAGGCAGATGGAAAGACTCCTTATCTAAACGAGTCAAAGGATGTCAAAAAACTAGTCAAAGCTCGAGCAACTGCGATCCGTGATGCATTGAGTGGTACTGATGATGTAGGTGAACCGGGACGATTTGATGCTACCTCATCGGATGGTCTTCACTTTTCTGGAACATTTACTGACAAGCAGATCCAAGCAATCAAGGACATTCCAGAAAACATACTGCCTCTTTCCATCAAGGAAAAAATGCTAGCCATTAATGATCTGATCAAAAATGGAGGAGGAGACATGATGGACATTGATTATTCAACTCATGTGGATAAGAACGGCCGCTATGTATCAACTGCTCCTCAGATTAGGACGATTGTTCCTCTGAATATGCACTTGAGTAAGGATGGTAACTTTTATGTGACCACTGTGTCACATGATGTTTTGTTGAAAAAGTTGGATCTATGGGCAGAGCGTATGAATGCTCGTCTGAACCTTTGGGATGGTGACAAAGGTAAGTTCTACGACCAATTTGTTAAAGAGTACCTGCCCAATATTCCAAAGAAGATCAATGATGTGGCATTGGATGCGGATCCTGCAATTTCCAAGAAAAAGAAAGACATTTTTAATGATTTCATGAATGTGGTTCGGAATGATACTCGTCACTTCAACGAGGATCGCACTACCATACCTTTGAAGCGAGGTGAGAAGAATAAGCAGTATGACAACCCTGTGCGATCATTCCGAATGGATGCCATCATGGACATGGCTCCTCACAATGGAGAGAAGTTGCCAATTAATTACCGCGGTCTACTTGAAAACTGGCTTCCTGCTGAAGAGGAATCAGCCTTATTGCGGAATTCAGAGGAAAAGGAACGCATTGAGAATGCCACATATACCAATCTAAAGACTAGCAAGGTTAAGGATGGAGCAACTCATCTGATTGCCAATCCTAACGCTCCAAAGGATGATATTGATCGAGAGGGACCAGCATATGGATTCCGTACATCAAGCGGTCGTGTTGTTGACAGGCAAGAGGCATTCAAGATTGCACAAGATGCCGGCCAATTGATTGAGCCAAAAGGCGAGAATCAAAAGTTCCATTATGACCGCGGAGTACTTCATTCCGGCATGTTTGAATTAAAACCAACAACAATGCCTTTCAATGGAAAGATTGTTACTGAAAACCGTGATCCTGCGCTTCAAAAGGCTGCCCAAGCGTTGAGATTGGCTACTGACCCACAAGAGCAGAAACGGCTTGCTGCTGAGTACCAAGAGATGGTCAAGGATCGTATGCCTAGCTATGACCTGCCGGCCGTGCCAAAACCCATGTCTGAAGAAGTAATGAGGGATGCCATTCAAGGAAAAACTCGTAAAGACAAAGTTGGAGTTGCTAATCAAATCTTGAAGCAAGGCGATATGGTTGGATCCCGGATTGATATCAAGGCATCCGAAAAAGGTAATTACGTTATTACTCTGCACGACCCTCGCACAAGCATGACTGAAGGAGGAGCAGGATCTCCAGTAGCCCATGAGTCCACGGTTCATCTAAAGAATGTACAATTTGGTAGCAATGCCTCAGATGCTCTTGATATTGCCGCAGGACGCTCCAAGGGAACAATTGCTACGATTGAAGGCGAATGGCAGAAAACCTCGCCAGAAGAGGCATATAAGCTCGCCAATGACTATTTTAACGACCCAGAGTGGAAGCAGGTAGCAATGAACCCTATTAGAGGGTCCCAATTCACAATCCGTTCTACTGGCAAACCAATATCTAGCGCTGATGAGGTCATTCAAATTGGTAAGTTTGTACTGGTCAAGAATCCCAATGTAGCCAAGGGAGCAGATATTGCTGAAAGGATGACCACGAAGACTGGGCAGAAGTTCTTGCCTGCTGATAAGCTGGACGAGGCGCACGCTGATCTTGAGCGCAGGTATAAGGAAGGAGATGAATCAGCAATGGAAGAGGCTGAGAAGATTATTAGCAAAAAAGCTAAAGATTCTGGATTTGAGGTTGGCCCTGTATGGCATCATGGAGGATTTGATAAGGATATTGATGGCATTCCTAAAACAGAAAAAGGAATGCATTTTGGAACTAAAGAAGCGGCTACGCAAAGGGCATATCAAAAAGGGCATGACGATCAAATAGAATCATTGAAAGTAGAGCAAGATCCAGAAACTGGAAAGTGGGATTGGACAACAACCGATCACGATAGTTTTTCACGCAATGAAGAAGGTTTTAATTCAAAGAAGGCAGCAACTGATGATGCTTATAATGCTATTGATGCATTATACAGCTCTGATGGATGGTCTGATGCAGAACCAGAAGACCTAGGAACATTTACCAAGGCATATTTGAAAGGCAAATTTAAGAAAATTCCTGATATGGGTTCCGGCTGGGGAGATGAAATTGAAAAGGCTAAAAAAGAAGGATATGATGGGTTTATATACAAAAACGATGTTGAGGATAAGGGAAGCACATCCTACTCAATCTTTAATCCAGAGCAGGCTAAATCAGCAGATCCATTTACCTACGACAACAACGGCAAGTTAATCCCTCTCTCCCAACGTTTTGATACGACGAAGAGCGACATCAGGTTTATGCCTTCCGCCAAGCTAGACGAATCTATTAAAGCTGGAGAACTTCCAACTGAAGAAACGCAAAATTATCAGGGAATTCACTTCCTTCCCTCAGTTGATAAGGACAAAGGATACGCAGAAGAGATGAATCGTAGGATGCCAAATGGACCAAAGACTCTTACGTACTTCTCTGGTGGTGGACTGATGGAGGTGGGTCTTCAAGGATTAATTAATCCTCAATACGCAGTTGAGTATGACCCACAAATTGCTGCTGCCTACCGTGCAGCGCATGGTGACCATATGCTTGAGGCAGATATTACAAAGGTTGATCCTGCCCAATTCAAGGATGTTGACTATTTCCATGCGTCGCCAGTATGCAAAAACTTTTCTGCGCTCAAGGCTAAATCACAAGGAGGCGAGGAATCTGAATTGGATGTTCGTTCTGCTCGTGCCGTTAGCCGTGTTCTGAAAATGCACAAGCCAAGGTTCTTCACTCTAGAAAATGTCAAAGATTACAAAGGTTCTGACGCTTATGAGAACATCAAGCGTACCTTAAAAAACCTTGGTTACAATTTTGACGAGGCAGTCTATAATGCCTATGATTATGGCGCTCCTACTGATCGCAAGCGCCTATTGCTTCGTGCAACTACAGAGGGAGAACTGCCTCCAGTACGCAAGGTTCAGGGAAAGTCATGGTATTCTGTTGTTAAAGATCTGATTAATGATCTTCCAGAGGCTCCAATCCGCGGCAAGACTGATCCTGAAGTAAACTACCTATATGATGCCTTGAGGAAGGATGGAATTGACCCAATGAATGTGCCGGAGCCTATTCTGTTTCCGGGAGGAAGCCTTCGTGGAGTATTTGACTACCGCATGAGTGATGAGCCTGCGTTCACATTCAAAGCGACTCCCGGAAATGTTGATCGTATCCTCATGCCCGGAGGAAGGCTTCTGCGGGTTACTGCTCGAGCAAAGGCTCGCATGAGTGGTTTGCCGGATTCATACAAGCTGCCAAACAATGAGAATCTTGGCATCAAAATCATTGGCAATGGAATTCCTACTGATTTGGTCAGAAATGTATTTGGACCAATGTTTGAGAAAGAGGGAGGTAGCCGATTCCTTCCTATTGATGAGGAGTATCAAAAGGCAGGTACTGATGAAGAGAAGAAGGCAATCATTGAGCAGGCCGCCAAGGATGCCGGATATACAACTTTTGGATACAAGGCCATGAGAGGTCATGTTCCGCATATGAGCGTTAGCACAAGAGACATGTCAGATCCATATCCTGCAACCTATATGGCACAAGACAAACAAGTAGCCGCAGTGTTTGGTCATGCAAACAAACCTGTCCGTGAAGTGGCTACTGATGCTCAAAACTTGTTTGATTACCGCAATCCCAAGCACCTGGCCGGACTAGAGGAATTCCTTAACAAAATGGGAATAGATGCATTTAATGAGGCACATGCAATTGCCGTAGGAGATACTTCCTCTGCTGATAGCAGATTTAATTATCCAAGCATTGCTGCCATCATGGCATTTGCTAAAGAAGGAAACTGGGGCATTATGGAGATGCCATTTGTGAAGGAGTATATTGCTAAGCAAGGTCATGAGGGATTCTATGTCAATGAAGAGTTCCAAAGCAGTAGTACAGAACCAAACATTGCCGTCTTTGACCCTGTACGCATCAAGTCAATTGAGTCTGAAACATGGGATGATCGCAATCTGATCATGCCTTCTGAACGCTTCAATACCCGTAAGAATGATGTGAGATATTTGCCTGACATGATCAAGTCATTCAAAACTGATGTAGATGAGAGTGTTGATATGACTCTTGCGATCGGTGAAACCACACTTCCAAAGAAAGTGCCTGCTCGTGGATGGTTTAACCTTCAAATGAATCCGGGAGTTGGCGATAGGAAACCAATCATTAAGATTGATCCAAAATATGTCATACCTCCACCAGTAAAAGATCCTCTTAAAGAATTAAAGGGAAAGAGGGTGGCATTGGTACAATCTGATCGTCATGACGCATTGGATGGAAGAATGGCCGGTGTTCTTTATCCTCATCTTAAATCTAGCAAGGTTGTTGCAACTACAAAGGATGGCAGAAAGTTTAGTCCAAAATGGGCAAGCCTTGGGCGCTCAATGATTACAGGCAATCTGAACCGCAGCATGGCAACTACAGATGGCCAGTTTTTGGTTCATATGATGGATTGGGATTCTCACAAATCAAACCGTGATTTTACCACTCGTATTGGTAATGATATTGATTCTATAAAGGGATCTCTTACTCCTGAACAAGTTGCCGGAATTCATGCCGTCTTAGAAATTGGAGCATTAGACGCAAAGTCTACCTTGAAGGCAGCCAAAGAAAAATTGGTAGAATCAAAGGCAAAAATTGAAGCTGAACCTCAAGCACGGAATATCAAAACAAGAGTTAAGAACTATGAGGAGTTGCAAGCTCAAGTTGATGAATGGGAAAAAGACTGGCCGCATTATATTGAGTTCTTTGACAAGTACATTGAGTTACGCAAAACGATTGGCAAGAAAACAGGAGCAAACTTTGATCAGAATTTTACTGACCTAGTAAAAGAATATCAAAATGAACCTTGGTTCAAATCAATCATATCAAAGTATAGCAGCGTTCCTTTTGCAGACGAGGCAGGAAGGCTTCCATTTACTAGTCGAGGAAATGCTATGGAAGCATTACACAAGCTGCCATATGGGCCTTCTGTCATGCGTAAACTTGATCGTGAGGCAGATTTCCGAGGTGCAGAAAATACTGATCTTGTGGCTACAGTTCAGTTCTCTAAAGATCCAGATGCTTTCGGAGTTTATACTGCTTCTAAACGCAAAATCCCAAAAAACGCATCTCCAGAATATCGTGCAATTTTAGAGGAGTATAATAATAGCGTTGATTACAACATCTCTTTAATGACAGATACTGAAAGAGATCTGCGTGATCAGTATTTAGCAGATCCTAATTTTAGAACTCATCCATCATATGATTGGGTAATTGTTGGTCCTCCTGACGGAAATGACTTTATTTTTGATAGACCTCTTGACCCATTAGAGGTTTTCCCGGACTATCCGCGAATAGGAACACGAAACAATATTGTCAATACAATGAATTGGGCTGCCGCAAACCGTCCTTTAATTATAAAATAAATGAGCATGATACTTTCAGATAAAGAACAAGCGCCTCAAGGTTGGAAGACACAACCATGTAATGACCTATATGTGCATTATGATCCAACTGAGTGGACTGATGAGCAGGTAGGAGTTATGGCACAATCTGCCATAAATGGCGACTCAACAGAGTTGAAAAAGAATTCAATACCAGATACTATATTAACTCGCGAATATTCTAATGCTAGAGCAACCTAAATAATCATGGCCGAAATCAAAGATCCTAAAGATGTAACATGCCTTGTCGTAGATAATGGCCTTTTTATTGAGTTGGCTATAACTCTGGCCAAGACCTACAAAAAAGTTTATTACTACGTCCCTTGGGAGTCTGCTTTTGCCAAGATGAATCTGGCCATGATCGGTACCGGGATGGAAGGTATTGAGGTTGTAGATAGCATCTACGGTCCTCACTTTGAAGAAATTGATTTATTCTGCTTCCCGGACATATACATGGGATGGGAACAAGAGCATCTTGAGAAGATGGGTAAAGTCGTATGGGGATCTCGCACAGGCGAGTGTCTGGAACTCAAGCGTGAAGGGATGAAGGAGATCATCAAGGCTCTAGATATGCCTGTGGGCAAATTCACGCATATAAAGGGTATTTCTAACCTGCGAGCATACCTCAAAGAGCATGAGGATGTTTATGTAAAAATAGACAAGTTCAGAGGGACATTTGAGACTTTCCATAGTGCTAATTACAAAGAAGTTGAGCCAAAACTTGACGAGGTTGAGTTCAACCTTGGAGCTTTCAAGAAACTCATTGAGTTCACGGTGGAAGATGCCCTTCCTGATCGAGTTGAGGTAGGCACGGATTGTTGGGCCATTACGGATAAGGATGGTCAATGCCAATATCCAGAGCATCTAATCTCTGGAATTGAGATCAAAGATGTGGGATTCGCTTCCATATTCAAGCGCTACGATGAATTGCCGGAAGTGGTCACTCGCTTCAATGAAAAGATGCGGCCGGTCTTTGCTGCCTACAATTGGCGCGGTTTTGTTAGTACTGAGGTGCGTATTGGAAAGGATATGGATCCCTATATGATTGATTTGTGTGCTAGGGCACCATCTCCTCCAAATGAACTTTATCAGATGCAATATGCCAACCTAGCTGATTGCATCTGGGCTGGTGCTAACGGCATCGTCATTGAGCCAGAGGCTACTGCAAAATTTGGTGCTGAGATCATGCTTCATTCCTCATGGGCCGATAAAGCATGGCAGCCAATCTCATTCCCTGAAGATATCCGGGATTATGTAAAGTTACGGAATGCCACCAAGATTGATGGAATCTACTATGCAATCCCTCAAGCCTGTGGCTTGCCAGAGTGCGGTGCCGTGATCGGTTTAGGTGATACGCTTGAGGAGGCACTTGATCATGCCGTGGAGAACGCTGAACAAGTTACAGGGTACTACCTTGAGGCAAAGATGGGCGCTATTGATGATATCAAGAAACAATGTGAAAAGCTCGATGAACTTGGCCTCAACATGTTTAAGGAAGAAGAGTAAACCTCTTCCTCCACAACCTTTCCCTAGAAGGGATGATGATATTCCACCCTATAAATGAGAATAGAAATAAAATCCATTGATCCCGCGGCCATCCGATATTCCACATGTGGAGATTGGCAATGGTTGCCTGATGGGAGCATGAAGGTAAGCGTTCCTGACTATGCCAACCGCAATAGCGAGTTCCTCGTGGCGTTGCACGAAATGGTTGAGGCATGGTTATGCAGGAAGGATCATATTACCGAGGCTGAAGTTTCATCTTGGGATATGAATAATCCTGAGTTGGAAGAACCCGGAGATAGCAAGAACGCTCCATACCATCATCAGCACATGGTTGCCATGAATGTTGAAAGGATTGTCTGCGAGGCAATGAAGATTCCGTGGGAGGATCATCAGCGATGGGTAGAGAATGCCGCAAATGAAGTTGATCGCAACCTTGCCACAGGGAGGGCGACTCCAAAGATCACGTTGGAAGGTTCAAGATTTTGGGCAGAGCTTCATATCTTTGCACTACGAGCAGAGAACCTTCATTCTACAAACAATTTTGAAAATGAGGCATGGCTTAATGAATGGGCAGCAGCAATTCCGTTTGAGAAGTGTCCGTGTGAGGAACATATGTATGATTTCATTGAAAAGAACCCTCCTGATTGGGAAGAGTTTTTTGAGTGGACGGTTGATTTCCACAATGCGGTAAATGCTCGTATTGGCAAGTTGACTATGGATCATGGCCTGGCCAGAGAGTTGTGGACGACTAGATCCTTTTGACCGCGGATGCCCATATAATGGGCTTCTAGGAGGCACAAAAATAATTGTTGACCTTTTTACGCTTGGGTTTATTATCACTACAGATAGTTCAAACCAACCCAAACCCAAACACACATGAAACCCACAAATACCACGTTGCCAATTGGAGACTTTGACTCCATAACGCAAAAGCTACAATCCGCGGTTCGCGCTCTTGCTTTTGCTACTCAGAACCCTGATTTGGTTCATGCTGAAATTGACAGTGCCTTGTATCTGATTGATTCAGCGGCTAAGCAGATCAACCAATTTGTAAACTGGTCCCAAAAATAAAGCGGTTTACACACATCAACAACATCAAAGTTTTCTTCTGTTGCCAAAGTTGGCGATGGGCTTTATACACTCAACTCCTAAACCCAACCAAACCTACACATCTATGAATACCATTGATATCGTAATAAACACAATAGCTCTAGTGTTAGCTATTGAACTCTGGATCGCAGCAATGATCTACGTGATCACTCTCAAGGATTAATATGAACCCTATTGTTTATGGATCCGTTTGTTCTGGCATTGAAGCTGCAACAGTTGCTTGGCATCCACTTGGTTGGAAGCCTTCCTTTTTCTCAGAGATTGAGAAATTCCCAAGACAAGTATTAACCCATCATTACCCACAGATCCCTCTCCACGGAGACTTCACAACCATACAAGCCAATGACTACAACCCAATTGACCTTCTTGTCGGAGGAACACCCTGCCAAGCCTTCAGTGTCGCCGGACTCCGAAAAGGATTGGATGACCCTCGTGGCAACCTCACTCTCGCCTTCCTTGGGCTTGCTGAACGCTTACGTCCCAAGTGGATTGTTTGGGAAAATGTCCCCGGTGTCTTGTCAATTGACGGAGGACGGGCGTTTGGCTCCTTCCTCGGAGGGATGGCGCAACTCGGGTATGGGTTCGCCTACCGGGTTCTTGACGCTCAATTCTTTGGAGTACCACAGCGCCGTCGCAGAGTCTTCGTTGTTGGATATTTTGGAGACTGCCGCCGTGCCGCCGCGGTATTATTTGAGCGCGAATGCTTGCGCAGGCATACTGCGCCGTTCGGAAAAAAGAGGAAAAGTTCTTCCACTTTTGCTCAGGCAGGCATTGGAGAATACGGCCGGGCCGAAGTTGGAGGATGCCTGCGACAGTTAGGAGGAGATTGCGGAGGAGGAAGCGAATCAATAGCAGTTTCCTTCAAGGCAAATATGTCCTATCCGGCAACATATCAGGACGGGATTGCTCCTACCCTAGAGGCTATCAATCAGCAAGCTATTGCCTATGCCGCAGATGTTGCTCCAACCCTAGACAAAGGGATTCCGGGGCGTGGAGCAGGTAGCCTCAATGCCGGAGATGGTCATTTGGTTGCCACTCCATTCACTATTGCTCCCGGAGTTGGAGAGAATAGGGACCAAGTCCACACTAGCGTTCCGGCAGACACGGCAAAAACATTGTCCACCTCGCAGACATTGGAGGCGCATCAGGGAGGCACGGGAGTCATATCTACCTTCCCTGAAGGAATTGCTCACTCAATGTGCGCTCATGGTCAAAGGTATAGTCTAGAGACTGAAACATTCGTGACGCAGCCTACCATGATCAATATGGGAGGAGACAAGGGAGGAGCTTCAATGCGTGATGATGGAGTATCATATACGCTTGGAACTAATGAGCCTCATGCCATTGCATTAGCTGAAAATACCATTGGCCGGCAGCCGCACAATGGAGGCAACGGAGATGGGTTTACAGAAGGAGGTCCAATGTATACGCTTAATACTTCTGGAGTCCATGCCATTGCCTTTGAGCCGGNCAAGCTAAAGCGCCTCGGTGAAGGAATAAACGGAGATGTAGTAGGAACTCTACGAGCATCAGNATCGGATAATCGCCCAGCGGTTGCCGTGGATACTTATAACCAATCAGTTGGAGATGTATCCCAAGCGTTGAGGTCTGGAGCAAATAGCATCGAGCATTCAGGAGGAGTTATTGACATGCGAAAGTTCATTGCCGTGCGCAGGTTGACTCCTGTGGAGTGTGAGAGGCTCCAAGGATTCCCTGATGGGTATACGGATATCAAGCTAAACAATAAGCCAACGCCAGATGGGCCGCGGTACAAGGCGCTCGGAAATTCTATGGCCGTACCAGTCATGGCATGGATTGGCCGCCGTATCCAACTTATGGAGGATATGATACCATCTGATGAATGATCATCCTTTGTGACCATGATACCAAACCACCTAAAGTGCCAACAATAGACACTTATGAAAAGTTCCGTGACTTTATTGAAACAGATATTGCAAGGTTGCAATTACATGGAGTCAGTAACGCTGGATACTTTCATGAAGACACTGGGTATGTTGCCAATGTCATCATGGTTCCTTGTGGAGCAGTAATTGAATATTCTCAAATATGAGTTTTAGAAAGATCTGTTCTGCAATATTTAATGGTCAAAGATGGCAGATAGGATTTGGTATGCCCGGAATAACAAATGGGAAAGTCAACGATGGTATTTGTAAGTATCATTCTCGTAGAATTGTGATCCATCGGAAGGTGAAAGGTAGGGTGGTGTCATTGGAAGAAGCTACAATCCACGAGTGCGCCCATGCGGCCTTTCCGATGATCATGGAGGATGACATTGATCGGTTTGCCTCCACAACGGCAAGAGTCTTGGTAAAGATGAAGACCGCAGAGCCTGATAAACACTAGCTCAAATCAGCATAAAATTAATTCTTGCATAACCCAAGCGTATTGGTAGAGTCACTCTTGTCGGTCAACAACAACCAATACACACACCAAACCCATACAACCATGCAAGAGACAACCTACACAAATCGGATCAACCAAGACAAAATCATCGTCATCCACAATGGATCATGGATTGAGGAAGTCTGGGTAGAAACCGAGTCAGATCGCTTCCGCAATCACGCAGGCTCTAGAATAAACTTCCAGTCATTCATCAACCTTATCAAATACTGGACAGATTTTAATCTCCTTGCCAAGTAATCCTCAACCTACACACATACCACACCACACCAACACACATACATGAATAAACAACTAAATTGGCAAGGCTGCTTCAACACCTGCAGCATCCTGTGGAACAACCACATGAACTCGTTCCCAAACAAGATGCTTACCATCCATGACAATGGAGGAGTGACTCTTGGCAACGAATGCGTGGCCATGTTCCCAAACTACGCTGAAGCAAAGAAGTGTTTCGGCAAGGCCGGATACAAGGTTCGCCGGGCGCCCAAGCATATTGGAACCGCTTGGTACTATTGCACGCCAGTAAAACAACTTCAGGCTGCCTAATAAATTAGGGCCAGGTCCGATCCCTAGCCCAATCTATAATTATGAGCAATCACAAACTTACTCTTACTGCAGAGCAATGGGATCTTCTGTTGTTGGTTCTATCCTACGAACAAGAACGATATGAATGGGATTATGACAAACATCTCCGTGTCACCGGCCGTAAACTAGCGACGATTATCAATAGTATCACAAAATACAAACGGAATACAAACCAATGACACCTGAAATGATTGGACAAGACATTCTTTGGTTTTTGGAGGGAGCAGCAAAGATGCTTATCCCTGCCGCTATACTCATATTCGCAATGCATCTACACTACAAACAATGACAACACACATCGCATCCCTAATCAGCACCCTTGAGGCGCTATTCACTAATCAGGTCAAGATGGCCGAAGCTCATAGGCTAGATACTCTACCCGGTATCAGCACTACTCGAGCCAAGGAGATTTTAACTCAGATACGCTTGGCTAAGGCTGAAGCGAAAGCTCCGGCGACAAGGCCTCAAGACCCTGCATATTTCAAAAGGTTGGATGACATGATGTCTTGGTAAATATTTTCTTGACATAGTCGCCTAAATCTCTAAACCCAAGCATATGGAACATCCATACATATCCGGGCAGAATGATATGCGCGAACAATTGATCGCGTTTATCTACGAGCGCTATTGCTACAATCGGACTTTCTTCGGAAAAGAGAGTCATGTGGCTTTAGAGTTGAAAAGGATCATCCTTGATATCCGCGAGGACCAGGCCCTTGAACTAGAAAAACAAATATCTACATCAACTGATAAATAAATGAATACACTTTGGCGACCACCCACAATTCCAGATGGATGGACAGCTACCAAACGCTTTGCAGGTCATTGGGAGTTGAACTGTCCTCATGGAGTTGGGCATCCTGATCCTCGTGATCCTAACCTTCAACATGATGGTATGCATGGGTGCGATGGTTGCTGCAGTGAGTTCAAAGAGTTTGGAATAAATACATTAAAAACAAATGAAGACTAATTATTACGGCGAATCTCCTTGCATAAATTTTGTTTGGATATTACTTGAAAAGATTGCGAAGAAAGGAGTATTAACTCCTAGATTCCAATCAACAGTTTTACCCAATAAACAAATTATTATCCATGAGAGAACCGAAAAACCATCCAGCGTTTCCAGTTGAACCATATCCGGGCGATGAAGTTAATCCTCCTGTAAGATCAAATTCCGGCATGAGCATTAGAGATTTCTTTGCAGGTTTGGCTATGGTAGGATTGGTAGATAAGAAAATTTGCTCTGCTCCTGATCATGCTGCTGAAAGTGCCTATGCATTTGCTGATGCCATGCTTGAAGAGAGAGCATTCACAACTCGTAAATAACCATGTGGCATCACAACCCTAAAAACCCTCTAGAAGTCAACAAGCCGGCCAAACCTAATCCCTCTATGCCATCTACTGATCCCTCCCTTAAAATTGGATCTCCTAGCATCCGAGTGCCTCTCGGTGATAGCACTGCTAAACAAATGATGTCTTCTCCGGCTATGCCCAAGGACAAAAAGCGCATCATTAAAAATTTACCCAAACGCATCAAATCTAACCTAAAATAAATATGTCTGATTCAACTGACCTCACTCCTGAAGAAATCGCAGCTACTGGCGCTACTGGAGTTGCAAATACTCCTAGCAATATCATTCCGATGCCAACTATTCCTGATGTCCCTTTGGCATCTTCTCACGACGAGGTGAACCTACAGTCTGCATCGGCTGTTGGCGACCAGTCTGCTGCCGGACAAACCGAACTTCCTCCAGCAACTGATGCCAATACGGTTGACCTTTCAAAGGTTACATTTGATGAGGTTTTTGCTGATGTTGTTCAGAAAACTAAAGAGTTTGCTTTTAGGTTGATTGTATCCTGTGGACTCCTTGAGCAAATTGCACTTCGCGATGGTTTTGCAAATGCTCCTGCTACCGCTGAAGAGGATTCTAAAGCTCCTAAAGCTGCTGAAACTACGGCAAGCTCTGATGTGGCTCCCTCTACAATTTCTGAACCCACGGAGACAGTGGTGTCGTAATGAAGGCCAAGAATAAGTTTACTAGAAATCACAACGGCCAGAAAGCTACTAGCAATCTGACTGGCAAGCGCAGCCATGCAGCACCAAAGGCAGCAAATGGAGCAAGCGGAGAGTCTGGAGATGCCATCTCCGGGCGCCGTAAGGCATTCTTGCTACGAAGATCAAATCTCTCGTCGTCAAGTTGACGATTGCGTAAAATATAAACTAGCCAAAGGTGATGGACTCTTCATATCCGAAAACGATATGTTCGCCATGCTTGCGGGCCTTAGGAAGCAAATCTCTCATCTCAAACAATACATCAAAAACATGGAACAAGAAACCAAGCCAGAAGGCATCCTTGAAGAAGCAATACGCATCACGTCAGGTGATAGGCGCAGGGATTATGATCATCCTACACCGAATCATCAACGCATTGCGGATCTTTGGAACGCTTATCTGAATCTACGCAAAACCCCGGATGCTGACATTTCAGCATTAGATGTTGCTACGATGATGATCTTACTCAAGATTGCTCGAGCTGCTCATACTCCTACTAGGGATACCTATGTTGATATTGCAGGGTATTCCCGATGCTGTGCTATAATCTCTGAATATGAAAAATAAAAACCCACACCTCCAACGTCATATCCTAAAGACTGAAACCTACAATGAGCTTCAGAACTCTAGGATTAGTCCCAAAAAGCGTAAGTCACTCAATTCCAAGCTAGGCGGCCTGGCCAAGGGATTAAAAATCAAATTATCAACTGAAGAATAATATGGCAGAAGCATGGACAAACAAGTCAGGTAAAAATCCTAAAGGCGGTCTTAATGCAAAAGGACGCGCTAGTTACAATAAAGCTACTGGAGGTCATCTCAAGCCTCCTGCTCCTCATCCAAAGACTGAAAAGGATGCCGGACGGAAAGCAAGTTTCTGCGCTCGCATGAAAGGCATGAAGTCAAAGCTCACAGGGTCAAAGAAAAAAGCTGATCCCAACTCTCGTATCAACAAAAGCCTCCGTGCTTGGAACTGCAAATAATTATGGCAACAAAGAAGCCCGGATTATACGCAAACATCAACGCAAAGAAGAAGCGCATAGCAGCCGGATCTGGCGAGCGTATGCGTAAACCCGGAAGCAAAGGCGCTCCAAAGGCAAGTGCATTCAAACAATCAGCTAAAACTGCTAAGACTATAAAAAAGAAAAAGCAATGAGTGAACCAATGCGGAAGGCTGACTTCAATACCGGGGCCGGCAAGGGAGATCACGAGCGCCCTGTGAATCGGAAAGTGTTCCGAGACAATATGGAAAAGATTAAAAAGCATGGCAATCGTGGAACTGCGGTATTTTCTAAAGGTGCAAAGACAACATACAAATATTCATGAAGACAACAATCAGTAAGGAACTACGAGATCATTTGACGAAGATTGGTCGGTTAGGAGGCAAGGTTTGTAGCAAAGAAAAGGCGTTGGCGGCAGCGCAGAATGGGAAAAAGGGAGGCCGTCCACGGAAAGTGGTTGCCCACGAATCGGCATAAATAGAGGCTCTAGAGACTATTTTCACACAGGTAAAAATAATTCTTGAATAACCCAAGCGGATGGGTATTCTCTCATTTGTCGGTCAACCCAAACCCAAACACACACACATGAAATACCAAGTTATCCACGAATGGTTAGTCGAATCCGTAGACCAGTATGGCGACATCATCGATAGCAATTGTTACCCAACACTTGCAGACGCAATTAGGACAACACTAGGTTGTCCTGAAGGTCAAGACTACTATCGCATCGGACTTGTCCGCGATGAAGGCAACGATGTCGATGGCTTAGTAGATCGCCAGTGGGCGTACATCCAGAATGATGGAACACTACCTGACAAGTACAGCAAGGGAGCAATCATTCCTAAAAAGTTCCGCGCTGAGTTTGCAAAGTTTGATGTAGCAGTCGTATCAAAGTACGCTGACCGCGATCTCGTAGAGGAAGCCGAGGAATAGCCAACAACCCAACCCAAGCACATGATCAAAAAGAAAAAACTTCTTTTTAAGAAGTTGACTCCTGCTGAAAAACTATTACAACTATTCCGTTCGGTGAACCCAAACGTAACCCACAACAAACCCACAGTTAACCCAAACACAACCCATAAATAAAATGAGCATCGCTCAATCCAAACTAAACGCGGCACTCGTGGCTGCTCTGTCAGATATGAGGAATATCGCCAAAGACAAGGTGAATCCTCACTTTCGCTCCAAGTTCACATCCTTGGATGCCATCCTTGAAACTGTCCGTCCAATCATGGCAAAGCACGGACTTGCTATCACCCAGTTGCCGGAGTTTAGGGATGGCCTGGCCGGCGTTACGACTCGTATCATACACAACTCTGGAGAGTCTACGGAATCCACACTGCTATTGCCATTAAAGGATCAGTCATGCCAGTCAGTCGGAGGTGCTTTGACGTATGCTCGACGTTACTCAATTAGTGCCATTTGTGGCATTGCTAGTGATGAGGATGATGATGGTCAGCAAGCATCAACTCCTAAAAAGGAAGCTGCGAAGATCAGCAAGCCAATCTTCACGGACAAGATGCCGAAGCTCCACAATGACGATCTGACTGCAAAATTATTCCATTTGATGGATCAGAACAAGGTCACGGAGAAAGAGATCCGTCAATTCTGCATATCAAAGGGAATGAAGGATGTTCCTGAATTTGTAGCTGACTTCTCCATACCAATGGTGAAACGGTTAATTGAGATCTTCGCTGATGTTGTAGCCTTCACTATTTGAAATAATGACTGACGAACGCGAATCCAAAATGAGTGGATCCGGCATGGCAGGTTATGCTGCTTGTCCGGGAAAATTCCAACTTGAGTTAACTTGTCCTCCTGACAAAGGTAATGCTTATACGGAGATGGGTAATCGTATCCATGAGTATCTTGCTGGAGAACAGATTGAGTTGACTGATGAAGAGCAAGTGATTGCTGACAAGTGCCTAGCTCAATACAAGGAGGTCGTAGCTGCGGTAGGTTTGGACGAACCCACTACAACTTCAGTAGAGAAGCGCTTGTGGTATGGCTCAAAGTGGTCAGGAGCAATTGACCGCATTGATTTCTCTGCAGATGGCAGAACTGTTCTGATCGTGGATTGGAAAACTGGTAGGAACCCAGTCGGGCAGGCTTCCGGCAACCTTCAGGCAAGGTCCTATGCCGTCCTAGTTGCAAAGAATTGCCCAAGCATCACCAAGGTGTATGTGGCAATTATCCAACCTATGGCTGCTCCATATTCCATCACGGAGTATGATGAAGAGGCGCTGCGAGATGCTGATGATGAGTTGGCAATGATAGTCGCCCGTGCTGAAGCTCCAAACGCTCCGCGGGTTCCATCTCCTGACGCTTGCAAGTATTGCCGTGCAAAGAGCATTTGCCCGGAAGCACAAGGAGAGGTGAAGCAGCTAATAGAGGTAGCAACTGCTCCAATACCGGTCCTGACCAATGTTCAGGTTGCTGACTTCCTTGAGAAGGCAATTGTCGTTGAATCTTTCATTGAGGCGCTGAAATCAGAAGCCAAGAAGAGGATGCAGGAAGGTCATGAGATTGCCGGATACAAGCTGATGCCCGGACGCACAAGCCGGAGCATTGATGATCCTGCGGTAGCATTTGAGAAGTTGGGACTCACCAATGAGCAGTTCCTGTCTACTTGTAAGGTATCCATTCCTTCAATTGAAAAAGTTTTTGCCTCAGTCAAAGGACTGAAAGCGAAAGAAGCAAAAGCAGAGGTGGAATCCCTCCTCGGTGATTGCATACAAACCAAAACAAGTGAGTCTATTATAACTCGCACAAAATAAACCGAACCATGAGTATTCAACTATCAGTTGATGTAACGAAGATCAATAAGGACTACCTTGTTGAAGGCAAAAAGGGAAAGTATATGACGCTTTCCCTCAAGAAGAACAAGGACGAGGAAGGCAATCCTACCAAGGATCAGTATGGGAATGACGGATTCATAGTGCAGGTCATCCCAAAGGACAAGCGTGAGGAAGGCCTCCGCGGACCTATTGTGGGCAATTACAAGGAGTATCTTGATGATTACATTGCTCCTGCCAAGGCTGCCGCATCAAGGAAGCCAGAGCTAGTTGAAGACAAAGATGACGATCTTCCGTTCTGATGAGTGCCACGGTTTCAAAAAAGAACATCAAACCTGAAGACGAGTTTGTTTGTGAAGATTGCGGTGAGGTAACAATTGGCCAAGCAATCTTTAATGGACAACTATTGTTCTATTCGCATCAAGACAAGAGCAACCCAAACAATAGCACCTATCGATGCATTGATTGTCAGGACGAGCGATTTTCAGGAATGTACTAATGAAACCAATTTCCTTTATCATCCCTGTCTGCCCTATGTCGTTACAGAATTCGGGTAGGCGGGTGATGATAAGGAATGGTACTCCAATCTTCTACAAACAGAAGAAGGCAAAAGACTGGGAGAAGCTCATTGAGTATACTGCAAACCCTCACAAGCCGGCCAGGCCTTATGAAGGACCGGTCAGCATGAAGGTTGAATTTGTACTCAAGCGGCCAATAGCTCTCAATACAAAGAAGTTCAATCCCGGAAGGATACCTTGTCCCAAGCGCCCTGATGCAGATAACATGCACAAGTGCCTACAAGACTCCCTGAAAGGATTCTGGCTTGACGATGCACAAATCGTTGAGCTACATCTAATCAAGGTCTACGCGAGTAAGACTGAAACACCCAAGATAGAAGTATCAATACATCCATACAACCCAACACCCAATGACACAAAATCAATATGAATTGGACTTTGCTCCAATTGTTAATGAACCTGAAAGCTGCAGCCTACCATTCAGGTTTGCACGATTCCATTTATCAAACCCACAAGTATTTGATAATCTCGTAAAGTTGGCGCACAAGTTCCGGCAGGCTAGGCCAAAGGCAAAGTTAGGCATTCAAATGCTCATGGAGGTCCTCCGCTGGGATTACTTTATGCAGACTGAAGGAGAGGAAGAATTCAAGCTGCCAAATGAGTTTGCTGCATTCTATAGTAGGCTGATCATGACTCAGGAACCTGAACTAAAGGACATGTTCCGGGTACGCACATCAATCGCCGATTAATATGGATCCACAAGAATCATTCAAAGATTGGTACAAGACTGAAGGCATCCGTACGCCAGTGCCAATGGGAGAGCATGGTCACGAGTTCTACCAACGAATTGCTTACGAGGCAGGCGCTCAAGCGGCCATGAATTATTGCATCAGCATCATTGATAAGGTTGAAGAAATTCTAAAAAAGAAATGAACTATTATACATTTCATATCGGAGATTTCCGTGGAGGCACGGCACACCTTTCAATGGAGGAAGAATGCACGTACAGGAGGCTGCTAGATCTCCAGTACGATCAGGAGAACCCACTGCTTGATGACATTGCACATTTGTCACGAAAGGTACGTTCAACACCTGAACTTGTGATGATAATCCTCAATGAATTCTTTACCAAAACGGATTCTGGATGGGTAAATGCGAAGGCAATGAATGTCATCACAAAGCATCAGGAGTTCAGCCTAAAACAGAAGGAAAATGGACAAAAGGGAGGTCGCCGTAAAACAAGAAAAACCCAAATTGAACCCAACGCTAACCCAAAAGAACCCAAGGCCAAGCCTCCCATTACCCAATACCCATTACCCAATACCCTTATTAATAATAATGAGTTTGTGTCAGCGCTTGAAGAATGGAACGAGTACCGCAAGCAAATCCGCAAGCCGATCAACCCTCGCCAGTACCCTTCCCTGATCAAGCAGTTTGAAGACTGGGGAGCAGCAGTATCAGTTGCCAGTATCCGGGCAAGTATCATGAACGGCTACCAAGGATTGTTTGAACCCAAGGCAAGCATTGTAAGCAAACCCACAATGACCAAGCCAGAAGTCCCTAACGAAATTGCCAAACTATTCTGATCATGGAAACCATTCAAACCATATGCCTCGATTGCAAAAGCACATTTGATGCTGAGCAGATTCTTTTCAATGGCCGCCCACTCTTCTCAAACTCAATTTGTGAGTCATGTCTTGAGAAGCGAATCCGAGATAATGAGAAGTCTCGTGAGCAGGAACTCTTAAACGCCAAAAATAACGCATTTTGGAGCGAAGTCCCTAAAATGTATGCCGAGACAGATGAAAGTCGTCTACAGGCCGTCCTCGTTGCGGCAATTGATGGTTATGAAGTAGGTCCACGAGGCATCGGCATCATCGGAAAGTCAGGAGCAGGGAAAACTAGAACCGCGGTACAGATCCTGTACAAGGCGCACCTGGCCGGCAAATCCATCTGCTTCCTAAAGGCTACTAAGCTCACCCTTGCAGCCCAAGAGAGATTCCACGCTGATGATCAGGTAAAACACGCTGCTGAGATACGCATCCGTAGGGCATACAGGAGCCAGATCCTCCTGCTTGATGACCTTGGCAAGGGACGGTTACCCAATAGCGCCGAGGAGTTGCTCTATGACATTGTGGACGAGCGCAGCGAGCGTGGACTCCCAATCATCTGGACCAGTAATGCCGGGAGCAAGGAACTAAAGGAGATGTTCTCATCTGACCGCGGGATACCAATCCTTCGGCGCCTAGCTGAGTTCTCAGACATAATAAACCTATGAAAGAAACAAATAATTCAGAATCAATATCATTATATGATTTGCCATTTAGCAATCGTGCAATAAATATATTTCGTCGTATTAATATTAATACCATACAAGAATTAATAACATATTCAGTTGCTGATCTAAACCGTTACAGAAATTGCGGTAAAGGCACCGTTGTTGAAATTGTTACTGTATTGGGAAGAATGGGTTTTTCATTAAGAAAACCAAGTATCCTTAAACAAGGTCCAATTACTAAAGAAGCATTATTAGATAAATTAGAAAAAATTCGCACATTACTTGAGCTTATTGAAGATTCAATAAAAACATCATGAAACCATACCCTGAACCTGATCCAGAAGATATATGAGCTGCGCCAAAAAACGAGTCACTTGCATCATCGTCTCACCATCTGGCAAACATTATGTGGGAGAGAACTCATGCCGCAATTCTCAAACCAAATGCCCGCGAGAACCCGGAGAAGACTATGCCAAATGCATCACGATCTGCCAACAAGCTGGACACGCTGAAATGATGGCGATTGATCTAGCTGGTTCTGACGCAACGAATGCAATTGTCTACCTTATCGGCCATGACCATTATTGCCGTAACTGCCAAATAGATCTATTCAACGCAGGAGTCCAATACCTCACAAAGCCCATCAATATATGAAGTTAATTAATAAAATAATATGCCTACTAAAAGGTCATAAAAATATGTGCAATTACAAACATAAGTTAATCATCTGCATACGATGCCATGAAATTTGGTCAGTCCTTTAGCAAATAAACAAACCCAAACAAATCCCAACGCCAACCCAAATCAAACCCAATGCAACATGTAACAACCGAATCAGATTACCTCCACATTTCAGTCACTCCTAAAATGATACAAGAAGCCCAAGAGAGATCACAAGCTGCCTACAATCATCACGGCGATTACGCCACAACCCGTCCCAACTCAAGACTCCAAGGATTCCTCGCAGAGGCCGCCATCAAATACTGCTACCCAAACCTCAAATACTACAACGGCACAGAGCATGATCTGATCTCTGAACCAAGTCAAACAACAATAGATGTCAAATCAGGCAAGGTAACTGTACCTCCAAGAGTAGCATTCAATATTATGATGCTAGCCTGTCAAACTATTAATTCCGATATCCTCATATTCTGTTCAGTAACCGAGAACTTCAAAACCGTAATTTCCAAGGGATTCATCACAACGACGGAATTCAAATCACTACAATTTGAGATCCCGGAAGGAGCAAAAATTGGGCCTCAAACCAATGACAAACTACGCTACGGAATCAAGGGAAACCAAATCTACAAGATGGATGAATTCACCAACTTTATTGAGAATGAATAACCTTTTGGGAGATTATTAAGAACCCTTTTTTAATATCCTGTCAAGCCTAAAATATCTTTTCTCTTTCAATTTGCTATAATTAACGCTATAAACCCAGTGCTAACCCACCGCTTGTTATAAGAGAAGATCTAACTCCGCTATTCTGATGCCCGAATTGAAACACAAAGTTCACGAGAAGTTTGCATGGTTGGTTTGTGAAGGTAAAAACTTCACGGAAGCCTACAAGGTTCTCAACCCTGATGCCAAGTATCCGGGGCAAATGGGTACTCAGATAGCGGCCAGGCCCGAGGTCAAGGAGCGCATAGCCGAGATACGATTTGAGATAGATACTCGAGGCGTACTGAAGATCTGTAGAAAGCGAGAATTGCTCCGGCAGATGGCAGAGGGAGTCACGCCTACCAAGGTCATTAGGAAATCCAATGGAAAGGTAGAGGCGATCTTTGATAGGCATCTAGCGCTGATCACAGATGCCAAGATTGCCGGAGAGTTCGCGGCTGAAAAGGTTGAAGTAGCAGCCGGCCCTACGCTCAAACTCGTCTTTGACTCATTCGGTAGGAATACCAAGTTACCTAAAGAGCTTGAGGACGGCATCATTGATATCACCCCGGAGGAAGTGACTGATGAGCCGGCCGCGGTAGAGTTGACTGAAATGCCGGCCGCTATGCCAAATGACTATTCCAAGTACGAAAATATTAAGTTGGATCCAGAAAATGATATAAGTTTGGAGGACTTACTTGAAGAAAGTGTCGTTAGTAATGATGAGTTAATTCAAACCTCTGAAAATGAATGACTTATGAAACCCAACCATTATCTATGAGTGGTATTATCTGTAGTTATTGATTTTTGCCCATCATTCATGCATTATCCTGAACAATTATGACCACCATCCAACGAATCTTCATGATCATAGGAATCCTATCCGCATCCACATCCCTGCTCTTTGTAGTCACCTGCTTCATCCCGGAGATTGAGGCCGCAATCCAATGGATCCGGCAACGCTTTAGATGAACATCAGTAGCTTCAAGATGATCGGCCATGTGGCAGTTACCTTACTAGCGGCCGGCTTCATTGTATTCTTTTGGCTCATTTACAAGAAGACTCGTAAGGTAGTCCGGCGCTCCCGGAAGATATGCCGTAGGCAAAAGGCATACTACAAGGCAAGGTCGTGATTAGGAGTTGACACAAGCGGCCGGCTTATGGCATACCTAACCTATGTCTAATCAAGCTGTCTCTCCTACTCGCTTTACGGCCGGCTATACTTATTCTAGTGGCCCAACCCTGCTATATGGTTCTGATCAGACTACCGTGACTACCAATCAGCAGCCTACCACGGTTACATCCTTTACTTGGATCTGCAAGGCAGTAACCAAGGGAGAGGCAAAGTTTGTAACGGCAACTGGTACGGTTCGCAGGTTCGCCATCTACACTGATGCCGTGGGTGACTTCATCTATCCTCGAGGCAAGTTTGAGCAATGCCCAGTCCTCCGTGCTTCATCCCGTGGCGCTCGTGCAGTGACTTCCTCTACCAAGTCACCTCTTTCTTAATTCTTTCGCTTGGCCGGCTTAATAGGCCTGGCCGGCATCTTGGAGTGGGCGCGACCATAGATTGTCTTCTCGCGGATATCATCCGGCAATCCCTGAACAAAGATCCTCATCCGAATAGAATGGTCAGGATCCATCAATGAGATTAGGTGACTGAACTCCTCACCAGCAGCAGCCAACTTTGTTGCTTCAGTATAGTTATGCTTTTGTAATTGGTCGTATTGGTTATACATTTCGTTTGCACTATTTAGCATAATTGATAAGAACAGCAACCCTACATATGAACGACACAGGCTATCGATTAACTCCTCCACTATCCATCAAGTTATACATGAAGCAGGCGCTTGATATCCGGGCGCTAGCTGACAAGGACGAGGAGATGGGCATACTTTACGCTGCTGAGCATATCCTAATGAAAGTGAACAAGGTTCCACCGGCCGGCTCAATAGAGTTGGATGTACCCATGGCCAATCAGGTGGTACTCCAGTACGTTCAGCACCTGTTGAGCCTAGATCAGTTTGAGGCTGCTGCTACCGTGCTATGGGGCGCAGAGGTCTACGATTGGCGACCGCGGTCATCACGGGATACATGGAGATGCTTGTTCAAGCACGATAAGGTACTGGTACAAGGAGCAGGCGCTATGGGAAAGAGCTTTGGTGCCGCGGCATGGTTTTACCTAGATTGGTTCCGAGACCCTGAGTATACTTGCATCAAGGTCATATCATTGACTCGTGAACACGCTGAAAGGAATATCTTTGCCAATATCAAAACATTCCACAGGACGGCACTGGTTCGTCCTCCAATGCTACTAGATGAGAAGGCTACGAGCATTCAGGCAACGCTAGACAACAAGAACGGGATCCATCTTGTGGCAATCCCAAAGGGAGAGTCAGGTCATGGAACCCTCCGTGGATTCCATCCTACTCCAAGGTTTGGCAAAGCACATCCTAAATGGGGCCGGCTATCACGGACTCATGTTGTACTGGATGAAGCTGAAGAGATCCCTGCTGGAGTATGGGAAGGCATCAACAACATCTTGTCTACCGCTGACATGAAGACTCATCCGGGTCATATCAAGATCTTTGGAGCTAGCAACCCAAAGGATAGGACGAGTGACTTTGGTCAGCGATGCGAACCTATGGATGGATGGGGCAGCATAGATTGTGAGGATGACTTTGAGTGGGATAGCAGGGATGGTTTCAAGGTATTGCGTCTTGATGCGAGTCGATGCGAGAATGTGATAGAGAAGAGGATTGTTTACGCCGGACTCCAGACCTATGAGGGATTCATGGCGTACATGGCCCGTGGTAGAACTGCGGAGGCAATGACGATGGCAAGAGGATGGTTCCATGAAGAGGGAATGGCGATGAGTATCATCACGCCGGCCATGATGGACAATTCATTGGGTATAGTGCGATTCATTGGTCCTGTAGTTCCTTTGGCTAGCTTTGACTTGGCATTGGAAGGTAATGACCAAGTAATGTGTTCCTACGGACGATTTGGGCTTGCTGACGGATGGACTCCGCAGTCAGGCAAGTTCATTGGATTCAAGAATGCCAAGATGGTATTGCAGTTGGATAGCCAAATACCATTTCCTAAGAAGGCAACCTTGGAGCAGACACAGGCAATCATCAAGTTCTGCAAGCAGATGAAGATCAGTCCTAATTGGTTGTGCGTGGATAGGACCGGTAATGGCGCCGGGATCCACGATAGCCTTTGCTCATTGTTTGGCAGCGAGGTATTGGGAGTGAACTACTCATGGGCAGCGAGTGACACAAAGATCCTTGGAGAGGATAGTCAGCGAGCTAATGAGGTATACAATGGAGTCGTAACCGAGTTGATCTTTGGCCTGGCCAAGTATTTGGAGTTTGAGTACCTGAAGATTTCGCCTTCGTTCAGGAATGAGGATCTGATCCGCCAAGCAACGGCTAGGAGGTACAAGCAGAAGGGAAAGGGAATGGTTAGGGTGGAGAGTAAGGGAGACTATTGCAAGAGGACGAGGCAGCGCAGCCCGGACGCATTGGATTCCTTGTCCATGCTTGTGTATCTGATGAGGCAGCGCTCCGGCAATACGGCTCAGATGACTGACAAGCCTATGCAGACAAATAGGCAGCAGACATTGAAATCTATCATTGAAAGAATGGAGTTTGTAGACTTCTCTGAATAGCCATGAAAGAGAAGCACAAATGCCCTGCCTGCAAAACTGAGTGCAAACCTAATCAGTGCAAGGCGTGTCAGGAAAAGATGGCTATAGTCTACAAACGCATGGGTAAAAATAGGTTATAATCTAATGATTGAATTTAGAAGACCAATTCCCGTAAAGACCTCGCTGGGTGACGGCATGGCGATCTATGTGGTGAATAGCGGAACCTTTGCCAACGACATATGGACTATTGTCCTGAACGATGGAAGTATTCGGCATTTCAGGACAGATCAGATTACGGCAGAGAAAAACGCAACTTGGAATATTTACCCTTTGGTGTAATGGTAGCACCGCAGATTTTGGCTCTGTGAGTCATGGTTCAAATCCATGAAGGGTAGCCATTAGCAAGTTATGTTGGCATTACGCGACATAATCGGCAGATATGTCAGCTATAGTTGACATTGTTTATCCTGAAGGTTGGAAATGAAGCGTAGCTTGATTACGGGACGCTCGGATAATCACCTATAAGTGGAATTTATACGTACAAATCTAAACAAGAGTAATGGTGAATAAAGGCGGTTTACCATTCAAAAGTAGTATAAGCCATTTACCACCAATAGGTAGTACGCAATCAATAGTATTCATGGGCGCAGATTCAATAAAAACTCCGATCATTTGCGGAGATTGACCCGATTAATTACCGCATTATACCCGAACAAGAATAAATTGATCTATACGTCAAATATATACCTCAAAGGGTATAATCTTGAGCTATAACTCAAAAGTCATACCCGATAGGGTTTACAAAACCTTGACATATATCCATAACTGCATAGGATTTGTATCGCAGTCCAATGTTCCAAGGATGGCGAGCTAGACTCCAAATCTTGCTGGCTTGGTTCGATTCCAAGGGGCTGTGCCAATTTTCCATTTAGGAAACATGGGGGGCTTCCCGAAGACCAGCTATCTCGCCCCATGTTTTTTTCTTGTCAGTTGTAAATAAATCCTTGATAACTGAATACCTCGCGGGGATTTTCAGTGAACCGCTGTCGGTCAAGTGATTCCAAAGCGAGCTTCATGCTCCGTGAATCGTGATCGTACATTAATCCTAGGAGGCAATGAGGGAGTGCGTCGAGAGGCTAACGCTAGTTTACTAGGGAGGCGGCATCGAACACTAGCGACCTGATCCTCCTAGGATTTTTTTCTTTTCTTTTATTTGGCTTAGGTTTTTAATTTTGGAAATGAATAAATCAACCACCGACACACCACGCACGGATGCCTGCCCCCACCCAAAACCGAAACTCATGCGGCTAGGCGCACATTGGAAATGGTGTTCTGATTGTGGGTCGGCTCAACGCGTCGTGGAACTCAAGCCTTTCGGAAGCTGGCAGGTACCTACCAACGAACGAGCAGAGAAAGCAGAGGCCGAGGTCGAGTTTTGGAAAGCCAAGGCACATGAAGCAGAATTTTATGAGGGAAAACATGAGGCCGAGGTCGAGAGGCTTCGGGGATCGCTCCGAGATCAAGAGAGGTCTTTGGGAACTTCGCAGTTCTATTTAGCTCGCGCAATCGAGATTGCGGAAATCGTAGGCTG